CAAACAAATTTACCTCCGTCGGTAATCCTGGCTCCTCCGGCCCCCCCTGCTTCTTCGGTGCCCTTACTGCAATCGCTATTCCCAGTCACCAGTAGCGTTTCTTCTCCGATTGATGTACGCAATTTAATTACTTTTAATTCAGGAAAAACACAATGAGCGGAACGCAAGATACAAGAACCCGTGCCAAGCTACCTAGCCCTGGCCCCTATATAGGAGAAATAACCAATCACTTAGATAAAACCTATATGGGCGGAGTTGAAGTGGCCATTAGGAAAGGTATACCTGGACTAGTTGGTAGTCAAAATGCAGTTTATCCTGTGCAATATCTAAGTCCATTTTACGGAGTAACATCTGCAAGGCACGAAGGCAACAACAGCGGTAATTTTGACGACGTACAAAAATCCTACGGCATGTGGATGGTCCCTCCTGATGTAGGTACACAGGTTTTGGTTATTTTTGTTGATGGTGACCCTAACCAAGGATTTTGGTTTGGATGCATTCAAGATAGATTTCAAAATCAAATGGTTCCTGGTATTGCGGCCTCACTGCAATCTGCACTAACTGCCGAACAACAACGTAAGTATGGAACTTCTTTATTGCCCGTGGCAGAGGTACACAAGAAAAGCCAAACTCTCAATTCGGGTCCTAACATAGATAAAATACAAAAAGCTATACATCCTTTTGCTGACAGATTATTGTCTCAGGGATTATTACTAGACACCACAAGGGGAGTTACTTCGAGTAGTGCTAGACGAGAAGTACCTAGTAGGGTATTCGGTATTAGCACACCTGGCCCGTTAAAAACTGACACCAATGCCAAAAAAGGTAAAATAGGTTACGGTGCAGGTGTACAGTCTCCTGTATCGCGGCTAGGTGGTAGTAGTTTTGTTATGGACGACGGAGATGCCAAAGGACAAAATGAACTAGTGCGCATTAGGACTCGAACAGGGCACCAAATACTTTTACACAATAGTCAAGATTTAATCTACATAGGGAACGCCAGAGGTACAAGCTGGATTGAATTGACCAGCGATGGAAAAATGGATATCTATTGTGAAGATTCTGTCAGCATACATACCGAAGCTGATTTTAACTTCCGTGCTGATAGAGATTTTAACGTTGAAGCAGGAAGAAATGTTAACATCAAAGCAGGTAAAAATATCAATCTCGAATCTGCAGGTGATTTTAATCTGCGGGCAGACAGGGCAGGAAGATTACATTTTGCAGAATCTGCCAATATAAAATCTGATTTAGAATTAAAATTATCTGGTGATTCGGCAGTACATCTAAAAGGCGACACTGTATATCAATCAGCTACAGGCAATTTTAATATTTCAGGAAGTACTAACTTTTTTACAGCATCTGGAGATACCAATATTTCTAGTGGCGCCATGCATTTTGAAACAGCGGCTAAAATTCACATGAATGGCCCGTCGGCAGGCACAGCAAGTCCTGCTACTGATCCTGCTACTCCTGGAAAAATGATAACTTATTCGTTACCCAGTACTGATAAAAATGTTGGATGGAGTGATGGTAATTTCTTTAAAGGTGCTCCGATCACCAGTATTATGCAACGTGTACCTATGCATGAACCTTGGGTACAACACGAAAATATTAATAGTGAAAAATTTAGCAAGCCCGCTACTGATGTTACTTTAGGATCAGATGAAACTGTAGTTTCTGCAAATAGACCGGGATCAACAGGGTAATAAATACCATATGCCATTTAAAACTATCGAACTAACCAATGCCAATGCTATAAACGAACAGCCGGCAAAGCTACGTCATTTCTACAAAGGATTTAGCTCACTGTCTGCGAATCCTGGATCTAGACTTTATGACATGGATCTAGTCAAACAAGATATCATTAATCACTTTAATACTAAAAAAGGTAGCAGGGTTATGAATCCTAATTTTGGTAGTATTGTATGGGATTTGTTAATGGAACCGTTAACTGAGCAAACTCGAGATGCACTTAAAGATGACATCACTACTATCTGCACAGCTGACCCTAGAGTTTCGGCATCTCAAATTGATATTACAGAATATCCTATGGGATTTATTTTAGAAATAACCTTAAGTTTGGTAAATGATGATCAGTCGTCTGTATTGAAACTGACCTTTGATCAGAAATTAGGTATAGTAACACAATAATGTAGCCAGATAATTCTGGCAATAAATACGGTACAAGTTAATAAAAATATGATCCCATCAACTAATAATAAATTGCTAGTGTCCGAAGATTGGAAAAAAATATACCAATCTTATCGCAATGCTGAGTTTCAAAGTTACGATTTTGAAACCCTAAGACGCACTATGATCCAGTATCTTCAGCAAAATTACCCTGAAGATTTTAATGATTTTATTGATAGTAGCGAATACATTGCTCTAGTTGATCTAATTGCATACCTAGGGCAAAATTTAAGTTTCCGTGTTGACTTAAACGCCCGTGAAAATTTTTTAGAAACAGCCCAACGTCGAGACAGCATCCTACGTTTAGCACAACTAATCAGTTATGCACCTACTAGAAACGTTCCCGCTAGCGGATTTTTAAAAATCACTGCGGTTTCCACAACTGATTCTGTAATTGATTCCAATGGAACAAACGTGGCAAATACTACCATTGTCTGGAATGATCCCACAAGTACCAATTGGTATGAACAGTTTATTTCTATAATGAATTCTGCTATGAGCGGCAGTTTTATTTTTGGAAAACCTTACGATAGAAAAACCATCGACGGCATACTAACAGAGCAGTATAGAATAAACAGTACTAACATAGACGTACCTATATACAGTTTTTTAAAAACAGTTAATGGTACAGCAATGAATTTTGAAATAGTTCCTGCAACCATGTCCGGAACTACTTCTGTATATGAAGAAGCACCTAAACCGGCTAACTCTTTTAGTTTAATCTATAAAAATGACAATCAGGGTGCAAGTAGTAATAATACAGGATTTTTTGTACACTTTAAACAAGGTAAATTAGCAGTATCTAATTTTAATATTACCACCCCAGTCTCTAATGAAATTGTCGGAGTTAATGTTAACAACATTAATGATACAGACGTATGGCTTTGGAATTTAGACAACAACAACAGATATTCTACGTTATGGACCAAGGTCCCTGCAATAACTGGTAATAATATTATCTATAATAGCCTATCTAACAGTGAAAGAAATATCTATAGCGTTACTTCGCGAGACCAAGATCAGATTGATTTAAATTTTGCAGACGGTAGCTTCGGTAATCTTCCACAAGGGCAATTTAATCTATTTTACAGACAGAGTAACGGCTTGACATATACAATTAAACCAGAGCAGATGAGTGGAATTGTAGTTGAAATACCATACCTTAATAAATCAGGGCAAGGGCATACATTAACATTGACAATGGGATTGCAATACACTGTGAGTAATAGCGCAGGCCCAGAAACAAACGCCAGCATACAAAATAAAGCACCACAGGTATACTATACACAGAACCGTATGGTTACCGCTGAAGATTATAACGTGGCTCCATTAACCTTAGGCAGTAACATTTTAAAAGTAAAAAGTGTAGCCAGGGTCAACAGCGGATTAAGCAAATATTTTGAACTTAGTGACGTCAGTGGAAAATACAGTAAAACTAATATTTTTGCCACTGATGGTATATTATATAAAAATACTCAAGAAAAAAGTTTTGAATTTTCATTTACAACTGGCAATAGGAACGAAGTATTTTCTGCTATTAAATTTTATTTAGAACCAGTAATTGCTAACCCAGCATTGCGATCTTTCTATTTTGACCAATATGAAAGACCTTCCCTTAGCGATTTAAAACTATCTTGGGTACAAGACAGTAAGAGTGCAACACAATGTACTGGACATATCACAGATATTAATCTAGGCGGCCCGACTAGTTTAGGCACATTTATTTCAAATAATCTCAAATATGCAACTCAAGGGGCATTGATGAAATTCGTAGCACCAGGAAGCCTTCCGCCTACTGATGCAAGATACAACGCCAGCAAAAAATATTTCAAACCAAATGGCAACTTAGTCGCTGTTAAAAGCAGTAACACATTAGATTACATTTGGGTCAAAGTTGTTCAAGTAGTTGGAGACGGATCTAATACAGGACAGGGTGCATTAGATACCGGCACGGGTCCCGTTATTCTCAGCAATATTATAGATAATGGAGCCATCCCAGTTGAAGTGATACCTAAGTTTATTGATGTGTTCACCTATACATTCGAAAACGAATTGGTTAATCTTTGTCTGAATCAAAGAAATTTTGGGCTCTCATTTAACAAAGTTACAAGGAAGTGGGTAATTATATTAGATACTAATATTGATCTAATTAGCCCATTTAGTCTTACTTTCCAAGGAAACAAAGATAATGCAAATAGAGATGCCAGCTGGATGGTGGCTTTTACGTGGACAGGAAAGAGTTATAAAGTAAGATATCGTCTAACAGATTATATTTTTGAAAGTGAAAAAGAAACAGCATTTTTTATTGACCCTAATACCGTTAACTATGATTATAATACTAATTCTGTGATTAAAGATCAAATAAATGTGTTATCAATTAATACGATGAACACAGACATTAACTCGGGATTGGGTAAAGATTATCAATGGCAGATTGATGGTGCTATTGTAGAAACTGACGGGTATGTTGAGCCTAAAAAAGTCAAAGTGAGTTTTTATGATTATAATAGTTCTGGGCAAATTTCAGATCCCGATACCTTTATGAATGTAGTAGAGCCGTCAAGTACTAACGAGACCACTAATTTTAATGATAAGTTTGTATATTTTAAAAAATCTACAGACGGGCAAAGATACAGTCTAATGGATAAAGAACTTTTTAGAGCATTTCCTACGCCAGAGGATGCAGATGCTATGTTAAATCAATTAGCGGTTAATAATGGGGACCTGTTTTATTTTTACAATCCAGAATACAATGTTGTTAAAAGTTTTTCTGCGGCCCTCTTAGGAACATCTGATCATTGGGTATACGAACCTGATTATTATGCCTATTCTGGTCGAGATGGATTAAAATTTCAGTATACACATAACAGTGGTGAAGATAGACGAATTGACCCTAGTAAGAGCAATATCATAGATGTATATCTATTAACCTCCGATTATGATTTAAGTTTTAGAACATGGCTATCTTCTGGAACAGGAGCAGAACCATTAGCACCCACTAGTTCTAGTTTAGAACAGAATTATTCATCTAAATTAGAACCTATTAAAACTATCAGCGATGAAATTATTTTCCAACCAGTCAAATATAAAGTGTTGTTTGGCAACAAGGCTTCTGGAAATTTACAGGGAGTATTCAAAGCAGTAAGAAATCCTTCTCGCCCTACTAGCGATAACGATTTAAGAAGTAGAATACTAATGGCCATTGAAGATTTTTTTAACTTACAAAATTGGGATTTTGGGCAGTCTTTTTTCTTCAGTGAGCTTTCAACATATGTGATGAACATTATGTCTCCTGATATTACTAACTTTATTATTGTTCCGACAGCATCTAACAGTTTTGGTAGCCTTTATGAAATTGCATGTCAAAGCAACGAATTGTTTATTAGCGGTGCATCTGCCAATGAAATAGAAATCATCGATGCCATAACATCTTCACAATTAAAAGCATCAGGAATAGTAACCACTAGCGGCAGTTAAACCATGGCAGATAAAATTATTAAATCAGTAAATCTACTTCCGGAGTTTCTAAGAACAGATAGAAATTCTAAATTTCTATCCAGCACAATTGATCAGTTAATACAGAAACCGCAAGTTGAACGTCTCGATGGATATATAGGTGACACCGAAACTGTTACCTACAATTCTACAGCAGATATCTATATTTCTGAAACACTGCCTTTGAGAAGAAATTATCAATTAGATCCTGCCCTGGTAATTAGAGATTCTTCTGATAATGTAACTGATGTTGTGGCATTAGATGATTTAGTCAACGAGCTGTCTATACAAGGTAGTAAAGTTGATAACTTTGACAGATTGTTTAGGCCCGAGTTTTATTCTTATAATCCTCATATTGACTGGGATAAATTAATCAACTATCAGCAATACTATTGGTTGGTTACCGGTCCAAATGTTATAACAATTGACGGATCTCCAAAAAATAGTACCAGTACATATACTGTTGTAAACAACAGCGCAAAAACTGCGTTTGTGTTTACCCCCGATGGACTAACTGCTAATCCGTTAATTTCTCTTTACAGAGGAAACACCTATCACTTCAAAGTTGACTCTTCTTTTAAATTTTACATTAAAACTTCTGCCACCCTGGGTACTGGAGATCAATTTAATTTTGGAGTTACTAATAATGGAACCAGTACCGGAATAATTTCTGTTACAATCGATAACAATACTCCAGATACTTTATTCTACGTCAGTGATACTCAACAATATGCACAAGGGCAAATTTCTGTCAAAGCAGTTGCAGAAGATTCTCAAATAAATGTTGAAACAGATATTATAGGTAAAAAACATTATACTTCCGGAAACAATGTGGTCCTGTCAAATGGTATGAAGATTAGATTTGGCGGAGATGTATATCCCGAATTTTATAGAAATCGAGACTTTTTTGTTGAAGGTGTAGGTATTGCCATTAGGTTAGTCGAATATGATTTATTAAACTGTGCTGAACTTCCCACAGCAACTTTTAATGAAAATTTTGACGCTACTCCTTTTGATGACTATCCATTTGATAGTTTTAAGAAGTTACCATTAACACCTGATTACATTACGATCAATCGAGCAAGTAGGGATTTAAACCCTTGGTCAAGATATAATCGATGGGTGCATAAAGACGTTATTACCGCATCTGCTCTGGCCACAGGTCAAACTCCTGTATATCCTGCCAACCTAAGAGCTAAACGCCCTATTATTGAATTTGAAGCTGATTTTAAATTATTTAACTTTGGGTCTCGAGGCATAGAAAATGTTGATTTAATTGACACAGAAACAACCGACGCATTTAGTTTAGTTGAAGGGTCTGCTGGACATCATGTTGACGGTGTACAATTAGCGCAAGGTCACAGAGTTATATTTGTAGCAGATACTGACAACGAAGTCCGTGGAAAAATTTATCAAGTTAATTATATTGGTATCAATAATAGATTAAGATTAACCCTCGAACAAGTTGATGCCCCTGCAACGGAATCAGTAGTAGCTGTAAACTATGGTAAAAAATACACAGGAACTAGTTGGTGGTTTAACGGAGACGAATGGAAATATTCACAACAAAAAACTGCATTAAATCAAGCGCCTTTATTTGATCTATACGATTATAGGAGAGCAAGTTTTAGTGATTTAAATTACTATGTTACTAGTTTTTCTGGTAATAAAGTGTTTGGGTATGATATAGGATCGGGCTCTGCAGATCCAATCCTAGGGTTTCCTTTAAACTATCGAAATAGTATCGGAGTAGGTAGTTATCTTTTTAAAAATTATTTCATGGACGGTCAAATAGTTTTGCCCGAAGATGAGACAACGATACCTACTAGCACAACATTTTTTAAGATTGGCGATAACTTTTTTAATACTTGGTCAATAGCTGATCCTTATAAAATTCCGTTATTAAAATCTGATATTGCCACAACTGTTGGTGAATCAAATTATTATGAAACTCCCCTAGGATTGACCAATAACCCACTAAATGAAAATGCTGATAGTTTTACACTTAGCGAAATAAGCGATCATGTTAAATCGATGGTTGTTAAAACTTCAGAATTTACTGGCAATTTTCCAGGCGATAGCAATTTAAGAGATCTTAGTAATATTTCTGCCAAGGGAAATAGGTTTATAACCAATAAAAATCCTATGTCGTTTGCGCATTTCTTCCTTGGTAAAAAAGAACACAATGCCATTGATGCGATAACAATTGCGGCTGATCAATATAATCAATTTAGAATGGCTTTCTTAAAAAAGATCGCCAGCATTGGGTTACAAACTGATCCTGTAACCGCAGTTGATATAGCACTTAAAGAATTAAACGTTGATAAGGACGTTCAATCACCTTACTATCTATCTGATATGATAGCCTATGGATCAGATAAAAATACTAGAACTTGGACTATTACTAATCCCAATATTTCTTCTTATCCTATTACTTCAGCATTTGATGCTACGGGTATTTCAAGGTATACATATAGATCTGTCTTGGTATACTTAAACGGAGTACAATTAATACATGGAGCACAGTACGATTATTCGCCGACAAATTCTGCTGTTCAGTTATTGGTAACTCGTAATAAAGGCGATATTTTAGTAGTCGAAGACTACCGCGATACTCGCGGATCTTTTATTCCGCCGACACCTACAAAATTAGGACTTTATCCAAAAAGCCGACCATACATCTATGATGATGGATCGTATGTAAACGGCCTTCGCAAATCCATCAAATGTCATGATGGCAGTATCATGGCGGCTTATAACGATTATAGAGATGATATCATTCTTGAATTTGAAAAGAGAGTATATAACAATATTAAATTTCCTTATAACTCAAATGTATTCGAGTTCATGGGTGCATTACCTGGAGCATTCCGTAAATCTGATTATTCTGTTAAAGAAGTAAATGAAATAATTCAAAGAGATTTTATTAAATGGTCAGGAACCTACGGCATTGACTATCAGGAAAATACAGCATTTGATCAATATGATCCATTTACTTGGAATTACGCAGGAAGTTATAACAGAGAATTTGGCATTGAGTTATCGGGAAGTTGGAGATCGATATTTAATTATTTCTACGATACTGACTCTCCTAATTATACTCCGTGGGAAATGCTGGGTTTTACAGAGTATCCAACCTGGTGGGCTAGACAATATGGTCCTGCACCTTACACTTCTGGAAACGAGTTGTTATGGAGAGATCTAGAACAAGGATTAGTAAGACAAGGATACCGTGCAGGAGTGCATGTTGAATATGCAAGACCTGGCTTATCTAAAGTATTACCAGTTGACGACCAAGGAAGATTAGTAGATCCGACCCAATTAATAGCCACAAATGTAACTGCTTATAACCGCCGCCAGCCTTGGAAATTTGGAGATCATGGTGCGGCCGAAACCGCATGGCGCCGAAGCAGTTATTGGCCATTTGTCATCCAAAAACTATTGGCATTAACAAGTCCTGCTTCCTATGCGTCGCTGATGTATGACCCGATTAAGACTAGACGAAACCTTTCCGGGCAGTGGGACTACGAGCCAAATTTTGAATTTTTAAAATTAAAAAATGTAAGCATCCACGGAGAGACTGATACTATAACCAACAGCGGTTATAGTGTATATGTTAGTGAAATTGGCCTTCAGCGTACCGGCAATTATATTAAAGAGCTAAGATCCGATCTTGATAATGCAGATTTTAATTTATTTTATAAAGCTGGCGGATTTGTTAATAAAAACAAATTACAAATTACTATTGATTCTATTGAGCCTACCAGCACTAGTCAGGGAGCATTGCTTCCTCCGGAAGATTATAGTTTAATTTTAAATGTTAGTAACCCTATTAAATCTACTGCAATTTCTGGAGTAATTGTACAAAAAAATAATGGCAAATTCATTGTTAAAGGATATGATAATAATAATCCTTACTTTACAGTCTATACTGTTTTAAGAAATACCGACACTCCGACGATTACAGTAGGCGGAGTTTCAGATCCTTACATTACATGGGCATCGAGTTCATCGATCGGGCAAAGTGGGTTATCGTCAGTTGATACGACTACTGCAAATTCTGCATTATCAGGCACTTATTATCAGCAAGGGCAGATAGTAAAATACGGAAATTATTATTATAGGGTTAAAAATAGCCACAGAAGTGGTGATACTTTTGTTGAGTCTTATTTCCAAAGGTTACCTGCATTGCCGATAATTGGCGGGGCCACTGTGCAAATTGCAAGTACAATTGACAGTATAGAAAAAAATATTCCCTACGGAACAGAGTTTAATACAATTCAAGAAGTCTATGATTTATTAATAGGATACGGTGCCTGGCTCAAAGGGCAAGGGTTCTATTTTGATGAATATAACAGTGAGCTTCAGTCAGCTATTGATTGGGACTTTACATGTAAAGAATTTTTATATTGGACTACACAAAACTGGGCTTCTCAAAATATCATTACATTAAGTCCTTTTGCTAATCAGATTAAATTTAAAAATCCTGCATCTGTAGTTGATAATATTTTTAATAGTTTTTACGAATATAGTATATTACAGGCCAATGGCCGTCCGTTTCCTAAAACATCTTTGTCAGTCGACCGTGAAGACGGAGTATGTACAATCAAAACATTAAATTCTTTTGACGGTATATATTTTGCTAGATTAAATTCTGTACAAAAAGAACACGGTCTAGTATTCAAAAATAGAACTATGTTTAATGATGTTATCTATGATAAAGTCACAGGATATCGCCAACATAGGATGAAAGTAAAAGGTTTTAGAACTGCAAACTGGGATGGCGATTATTTCAGTCCGGGTTTTATATATGACGAAGCAACAGTAACAGATTGGAAGACATACACTAATTATCGATATGGTGATGTTGTTCGTTTCAACGGAAATTATTATTCTGCTAAACAAAATGTTGCCTCTTCAGAAAAATTTGATTTTACAAAATGGGTTCCTCTAGGCGAAAAACCTGTAGCCGCATTGTTGTCAAATTTTGATTATAAAATTAGTCAGTTTGAAGATTTTTACAGTTTAGATATTGATAATTTTGACAGTGCCCAACAAAAAATGGCACAGCATCTAACAGGCTATACACCTCGAGTTTACTTAAACAATATTTTTACAGATCCTATTGCTCAATATAAATTCTATCAAGGTTTTATCAAAGAAAAGGGAACTAAGAATGCAATTAGTAAACTTTCTAAAGCAACAATCCACAATCTTCAAGGACAAATTGATTACAACGAAGAGTGGGCGTTCCGAGTTGGATACTATGGATCTTACGAAACCTATAAAGAAATTGAAGTACCGTTAGTTGAAGGCGGGTTCATTGAAAATCCTCAAGTCATTAATTTTGTTGAGACAACACCTACAACACCAAACGATTTAATTTATTATAGTTTGCCTGCAGATTTATCTATTACTCCTATAGAATATAAATCAACTGCTACTTTTACTACCGAAACCGGAACAGATTCTTTCCAATTAGCCACTGCTGGATATGCAAGATTTGACGATGTAGATTTTACACTGTTTAACGAATCTGAAATATTAACGTTAACCAATACTAATTTACTTGTACAAGGAACAACTATTTGGGTAGGTTCTAAAAACAACGGAGATTGGGATGTTTTAAAATATAATCTCGACACTGCTAAGTTAGTTAGTATGACTTCAGATACCGAAGTTGCAGGAACAATTGAGTTTTACACTGATTACATACACAATTTGTCTGTAGGGGACGTTGTATCTGTAAATGAGTTTGACGATAGAGTTAATGGTGTATATAAAATTCAATCAGTTCCTGGATTGAATCGTTTCATTGTTGTAAATTCTTCTACGGTGGTTGCAGGTACTATTACTCCGTCTTCTCCGGGACTATTATTTAAATTCGTCAGTGCTAGAAATAGTACTTTTGATAATTTACCATCAGATCAAACACTTTTAGAATTGCCCGAAGGATCAAAGTTGTGGGTCGATGATAACGGCAATAATAAATGGAGTGTTTATCAAAAAATAAAAAACTATCACGAATTATCAGTTTCTGCTAGCACATCACCGACTGATCAAAAGTTAGGATGGAGTATCAGTAGATCAAGTCCGACTAATATATTCATGGTAGGTAGTCCGGGGTATACAGAAAATGTAAACACTGGTAACGTATCTGTTTATTACGAATCTGGAAATTCTATACAATTAAAGTTCAGGTACGGAATTAACACAGGAATCACACAGTATTATTCTTTAGGTGATGAAACTGGATTTGGATGGGATTTGGCCTACGATAGCCAAGAATTTATTGACAGTAATGGGCCAACAGGCTACGGATTGATGTTTGTAGGAGCCCCTCTTACAGGTAAAGTTAAATCTAATGATGCAGTTGGATCATTAAGATATGCATCGGGTACCGGTAGTGCATCATCGAGGACACAGGAAGGTCTGGTTAAAATTAGTAGCGTTGACGGAACTTTAATAGAAGAAAAAACACAAAAAGTTTTATTAAGCCCGTACCCATCTAATTACGAACGATTTGGAACTAGCATTTATGAAGTTGCTACTTCATTAGGTAAGCTTCTATTGGTAGGTGCTCCCCAAACTAATTCTCTTGGGACAGGAACTGTTTATTCTTACTGGGTCACTACCAGCACAGTCACTACAGGAACCGTTGACATCTCTTATAAAGGCAAGGTTATTAATCCAGTAATTACTTTGGCAAACACTGGCAGTCAATGGGGTAGTATAATTACCGGATCTGACAATGCAGAAATAATTGCAATTAGTGCCCCTGGGTATGATTCCAACAAAGGTTTAGTTACAGTTTTTGTAGGAACAACTACTCAATTTTTACAAACAATTTATAGTCCATTTGACAAGTATGCTAAATTTGGTACAGATATTGCTGTTAGTCCTACCGGCAATTACATGTGCGTAACTGCATCCGAAGCTCGAAATTCTGATCAATCTTATGGTAAGGTTGCAATTTATAAAAGAACCAGTTCAGTTGGTACATTTACTCTATTACAAATTATATCTAATCCTGTAATCGGTGTAGGAATGAAGTTTGGCCAGGCTGTTGATATTAACCCTGATGCTACTGAAATAGTAGCATCAGCAATTGGTACCAATCGACATGTTTCTGAAACCTTTGACAAATATTCTTTGTTGCTAGGAACACAACCTGATCTTACAGCACAATATGTAAATGATCCTAATAGTACTCAATCAGATGCCCAGACAACATTTGACCTTGAATCTACAACGTTTTTTGATGCCATCACATATTCGGGAACGGCATATGTATATAACAGAAAAAATAATCTGTTTAGATTAGCCGACGAACTAATTCCTCCGGATACAACTACGGGAACTAACTTTGGGTTTAGTATTGCATTGAATCAAAATAGTATCTATGTTGGATCTCCGGCTTATAAAAACTCTGTCACACCAGACTTGGCAACCAGTTCATTCTATCAGTTTTACAAAAAAGATACCACGGCACAAAGTTTAAATTTATTAAGAGAGCAGGACAATTTAATATCTGTAAACGCTATTCAAAAGGTATCGTTAATTGATACCTTCAATGAGGAAATAGTTGAATACCTTGATGTAATTGATCCGTTAAAGGGAAAAATTTCAGGTCTTGCAGAACAAGAAATACGATACAAATCATCTTTTGATCCTGCAATTTATGCCATCGGTACGGATGCTACAGTAAATGATCCTAATACATGTTGGATGGAAGAACATGTAGGAGACCTATGGTGGGATTTAAGCACAGTAAAATATTCATGGTATGAACAAGGTAGCTTAGAGTATAGAAAAAATAACTGGGGAAGATTATTCCCAGGGTCAAGTATTGATGTATACGAATGGGTAGGATCTACATACTTACCGAGTCAATGGGCGGCATTTGCCGACACCACAGAAGGCCTTGCCTTAGGAATTAGCGGGCAACCTAAACACCCTGATAACTCAGTGGTGTCTGCTAAACAATTTTATAACAGCATAAATGATTCTTTTACAAATTATTATTACTTCTGGGTAAAAAATAAATTAGTTGTTCCTAATGTAAAAAATAGAAGAATCAATAGTTATCAAGTATCAAGCCTAATTGCTAATCCTACAATTTATGGATTACAATATGCTTCAATAATTGCTAAAGATGCAGTAGTATTAGCCAATGTTGGTAATTTATTAGTTGATAATAGAATACACCTTAATATTGCGTCCGACACTATCAGTAATGAAATACCTAGACACACTGAATGGTTATTATTGCAAGACGGATTAGCTACTAGTCGACCTAATGCATTATTAGAAAAGAAATTAATGGACAGTTTATTAGGACATGATAGCCTAGGTAATACTGTACCTGATCCTGCACTATCTGCTAGGGCTCGTTATGGTGTTGGTATCAGGCCTAGACAAACCATGTTTAAAGATAGACTGTCTGCTCTAAGAAATATTGTTGAATTTGCTAACGATGTATTATCTAAAGAAAGAATTACCGGAAATTATAGTTTTGAAAATTTAAACAAACAAGAAATTCCACCAGATGAATATAGTCACGAATACGATCAAGTAGTCGAAGATAACGAAGCACTGCTATTAATTGATACTCGACAGTTAGTTGCCGCGGAGTTGTCTTGCACAATAAAAGATGGAAAAATCCGTAGCGTCTCTATTGATAAAACCGGAGCAGGTTATAAAATTAGTCCAGTAGTGACTATTGAAGGAGGCAACGGTGCTGAAATAGTTACTACAATTAATTCTCGAGGACATGTTATTTCCGCTGAAATTAAAAATGCCGGTGAGGGACTGGCCACAGCTCCGCGGTTAACAGTTAGGCCTTATACAGTAATAGTGTTAGCTGATACGTCATTTACGGGCAAATGGACAAAATTTATCTATGACAAATTGTCAGATAGCTGGATTAGAGCTCATACTCAAGAATACAACACCTCATTGTATTGGGACTATATTGATTGGTCGTCGGACACATATAACCAATTTTTAGATTATTCGGCAACAGTTAATGAAGTATATGAACTAGACACATTGACTGAATTAACAGTAGGATCGTATGTCAAGGTTAACGATGCAGGCCTTGGAACTTATATCATTGTTGAAAAAACATCAGACGGAGTGAATGGTACATTTGATAGTAATTTCAATATTGTCTATGCAGAAAACGGCACAATAAAAATACTAGATAACATTTGGAATTTTTCAAATAGTAATTTATCATATGATAACAACAGTGCATTTGACCAAACTTTGTTTGACCAAATACCAGATATTGAATTACACTACCTATTGACTGCATTAAGAGACGATTTATTTGTTAATGCGTTAAAAATTAACTGGAATTTGTTGTTCTTCAAAGCAGTTAAATATGCGTTAAGTGAGCAAAAACTTTTAGACTGGGCATTCAAAACATCATTTATCAATGTTATAAATTATGCAGGTGATTTGGATCAACGACCTATTTATAAACTTCAAAATAGTCAATTCTATGAAGATTATATCGGCGAAGTTAAACCATACCATACCAGTATTCGAAATTTTACAACTAACTACACGGTATTAGAACCAAGTCAAACCTATGTGACAGACTTTGATTTACCGTCAGTTTATGATAATAATTTAGAAAAATTTATCACAGTTAATTTTGGTAATCCTTTAATGAATACCCAGCCTTGGAAGGCCTGGGCTGATAATTATCTGTTTGGAGTGGGCGAAATTTCTATAGGAAACCCGGGGGCAGGATACACATTCCCTCCGAAGGTTGATCTAATTACAGAGCCTGGAGATACTGGCTCCGGGGCCACTGCCGAAGCGTACATTCGATCAGGTGAAGTTTACGATATTATCGTAACTAACCCAGGACAAAATTACAGTAGGTCTCCAAGAGTTGTTATTCAAGGCGGAGGATCTACTGGTTTAATTAATGCAGTGGCCTATGCTAAATTATCAAATGGTAAAGTTCGAGAAAATACTATTGGAATTAGATTTGATAGGACAAGTCGACAGTCCGAAACAGGTAATCTTAACACGATAGACGCATTCGTTTGCGATGGATCGACTAATGAATTTATTTTATCTTGGGTTGCAGATCCGGATAAAAATAAAATAGTAGCAACATTAGACGGTGAGTTAGTGTTGAATTCAGATTATACAATAAAGTACTATACTGAATATTCTACCGATTCTCAAGAATATTTACAGCATAAAAATAAAATAATATTTTTAAATTATGTGCCGCTAAATGGTCAGACACTTGAAATATCCTATATTAAGAGTACAGATGTATTGAACTCTGTTGATAGAATTTTAAACTATTACACACCTAAATCGGGGATGCCAGGATTAGATTTAGGGCAGTTAATGACAGGTATTGTTTACCCCCAGGCATCAATCCAAGGGCTAACATTTGATTATAGTACAAAATGGGATACTTATCTAGGCTTTGATAGAGCCCTATGGGCCGACGAAGTTGGAACATATTTCAGTGCCGTAACAACTGCGTCGTCTTCTGTAGTCGGCGGTACTTGGACAAACATTGCGGTATCTGACATTAGTGGAATTACTGTAGGGCAGTCAGTAAATGTGATCAGTACATCTACACCTATCTTCAGATCATCTATTGCTAAAGTGGTAGGTATCAATCCGATAACCAAGGTGATTACAGTTAACACTACTACGGTTAAAACAATACCCAACACTTCTACTATTGAATTCTGGAGTTATAGCGTTAATTCGGCCTTGCTAGATAGTGCCATCATTGGCGGCACATGGAACGCTGGAGTTGCAAACGGTGCCCTTGGAATAAATCCCGAAGATGTTATTATAGATGGAGATAGATTTATTAGTTCAGACAACAGCTATGCTCCTGAGGAGCTAGTTCCCGGGCACGTAGCCGAAAGCCTAGGCATTAATGTTTATACAAAAAATCCAGAGGGTGCACCGGTAGTTTTATCATCTTCATTCTTTATAGATTCTAACTCTACTGCTACTCGCATAATGAGTATTGTTCCTCCTAGTTATGCCAGTGTAATGGTCAGTTATGCCAATACAATTTTTTCATATAATACAAATACTAATTTTACAACCAGTACTCAATATGCAATTAACTGGACTACAAATGAATTAATAATACCACCTCAAGGCAGTTCTGGATTAGTGAGATACACAGTGATCAGCATCGGTGGCGGCCGCCCAGATACCGAAGCAGGAGTTATTGATTCTGCTACAATTATACCTCCGACTAGTTCTGCACAGGTACAAAGTTTAGCTGGCATTGACTCAGTTCGATCAGCATATGTCACAGTCAACGGACAAAGTATTCCTGCGGTAAGTACCTCAACTGAATACGGTTACATACTAACCTATGCCGATGACGACAATCGCAGAGCGGTTGCTAATGTTTATAATCTGTCAACCGCCACAGGTCCTAATGTGGTAACAGCTTGGTTCTTTGGGTTTGGGCACAAGTACTTTAATGAAATCCATGAGCAAATAATCAATGTAGATGCTCGTGCTCCTGTAGGTACATACACTGAGATTCCTTATGCTTTAGAGAACCCTCCGGGGGAAGTTGAACCATTTGTGGCCAATGCAATAGTTGAATTTTATAATACTTCCACAGGCGGACGAAGCATGCTGACACCGCCTCATATAGATTATTATAAGGTAGAAGATCCAGCAGATAATTCTTATGCAATTAACAATGTGACCAGCACTGGCGCATTGAAAAATTTTGATCTAGCCAGAGTTAGAACATATATTAACGGGTCTGAATTAAAACGAGGATTTGATTTTACTGTAGGACTTCTTGACGGAGTTTATCAAGTTACTATTAACTCGGCGCTGTTAAGTAGGGGAGATGTAATTGCAATACTAGGAAAACCAGGAAGTACTGCTGATTTTCCTGAACAAGATTATCATTATGATATTGTGGGATCAAATTTATTATTATGTGCTCCTGTTACTAATTTTGGTTATTACGGTTGGAATACCAACTGGTCTGGTGAAATAAAAGTTATTACCTATAATAATCAAGACGACATGTTGATCAGGACAGAAGTGTTCAACGGTAACCCAAGTCGACGATATAAAATTAGTAGACCTGTATTGGATGAAAATTATATCTGGATCACAGTTAATGGTATACCTCTGGTCAATTTTGTTGACTTTGAAATATTAGAAGATCAGGTCACTGTACAGGTAAGCGATTGGTTTAATTTCAAACCCGTTGACAAAGTTGTTATCATAACATTCAGCAGTGAAAAATTATCATCGACTATACTGGGACACAGAATATTCAATGATCTGTTTAATAGGACTCACTTCAAACGATTGAGTAAACAGAATACTACCTACTTAACAAAACCGTTAACTTTTACTGATACAGAAATTTTTGTAGCAGACTTGACAGTGCTTGCTAGACCTTCAGTGGAAGCAAATATTCCTGGGGTTGTAATAATTGACGGCGAAAGAATTGAATTCTTTAAAACAGAAACTAGACCTGTAGAAACTCAAACATTAGTAACCGCAACAACAATTATTGGTCTAACAAGATTTGGAGAAAACGTACTCGCTATTGATACCGGCACTAACTATTTGATTAATCCGGGAGATTTTGTAACAATACAGGGAATACCTTTAGAGACTACAGTTATTTCTACAGTATCAAACAGGGTAACCTTGAACAATACTGCGTCGATAGCTTTGACTACAGGAACTGAAGTAACCTTTATCAGAAAAACTTACAGTACAGATCATGTCTTAGCGCAGTTAAGAAGAAGTACATTAGGAACAGCGCCAAGTTTTTATAGCCAAGAAAATACAAAAGTTATCGATCAAAGCATTGAGCAAACAGTGCCGTTTGATGAAAGCATTCTAGTGCAAAATACCTTAACAGGCATCAGTACCGCCTATACTGTTTATAAAAATAATCATATATCTAAATTCTATACAGATTCTGTAAACACCGGATCATTTAACAACAATGGTATAATATTGTCTACGGCTAGTTACATAAACTCTGCTGATCAAATATCTGTATATTATGGAGGTAGATTGCTGAATAAATTAGGAACGTATCATCAAGATATTAATATTTCTTATGATAGTCCTATCATTAATACTGTTAATTTTACTACATCTACTGAAACATTACCGTACACAACAATTATTGGCACCGCATATGTAACCACACTAACCAATCAGGTCTGGGTCTATACGCAATCTAATAAGCTAAATGCAGTTAACGGTTATGAGTATCGAGGGTTAATGTATCGCCCTCCAGAATTTTCAGTAGTGGCTAATGAATTTAAGCAAGAAATTTCGTTAAATATTCCGGAAGGGGTACAGCCAGGAGTAAGATTAACAATGGTTAAACGTCAGTTTGCCGGTTATGATGTTTGGAATGATGTGATAGTGCCGGGAGAATCAACTAAATCTCTAATGGACAGTACTACAGTTCCTGCAAGATTCTTACAAGCTCGTCCTGCTGAATTACCTGACAAGTATTATTATGGAGGTGATCCTGCATTGTTTGACGACAGCGGATTTGCTGTAACAGACGATCAAGGAAACACACTACAAGGATTTTAAAAATGGCAAATATTAATCAATTACCAATTATAACCACAGTTACTAATCAAACCTATTTCATGGTAGTCGATAATCGACTGGCCAAGCGACTTACGTTTGGACAAGTAGTTGATCAAATTATTACTACTTTTTCTAAAGGGCCAACTGGTCCTACAGGATCATCGGGATTATCAGGCAGTCCGGGAAACAACGGGGCGACTGGGCCAACTGGAGCAACTGGACCTTCTAGTACTGTAGCTGGACCACAAGGACCAACTGGCCCTAGCGGAGTTGGTTACGGTGGACCGACTGGTCCTACTGGAGTAACAGGACCGAGTGGTACAGGACCAACCGGAGCAACCGGTGCCGGCGCAACAGGACCAACTGGCCCAAGTGGCATAGGTCCAACCGGGCCTACGGGGGATGTCGGAGCAACTGGCCCTAGTGGAGGACCAATAGGTCCTACCGGAGTTACAGGACCGCAAGGCGAGCAGGGACCTACCGGACCGCAAGGCGAGCAGGGACCCCAAGGCGTTACAGGACCCCAAGGTGTATCGGGACCTCGAGGATTCCAGGGAGATTTAGGCCCTACAGGCCCGACAGGGTGGACCGGACCTACTGGACCTACTGGTAGTACTGGGCCTACAGGATGGACCGGACCACAGGGAGTTACAGGTCCGACGGGGTGGACTGGCCCGACAGGGTGGACTGGCCCGAGCGGACCTACTGGTGCAGGGCCAACTGGACCTACAGGACCGTTTAGTATACGAAGTGTGGCAGTTCCTGTTAGCTCGGCCAGTACAGGAACATTTGGGGATATTGCCTATGACAGCAACTTTGTGTATCTGTGTATCGCCACTGACACCTGGAAAAAGTTGTTTGCCAGTGCATTTTAATTAGCATAAATATCAACATGAAAACTGATAATACCATGAATAAACCAAACGAACAGGGCAATGTAAGAATACAAGGCCACATTAAAATATTTGATCCGCAATCTGGAAAAGTTTTTGTCGACAAGCGTAATGCTATTCATTATGAAAACTTTTCAGTAGCATTGGCACGCAGTATCAGTAATCAGGGATACGGTACTATTTCTGAAATGAGTTTTGGTAATGGCGGAACACGAGTCGATGAAACCGGTATTATCACATACCTAACTCCTAACACAGTTGGCATTAACTCTGATTTGTATAATACAACCTACACTAAGATTGTTGACCCTAAGCAACCATCTAGTTTAGATCCCGCTAGAAATTTTATGGAAGTTAGACATGTATTAGGCACAGCATATTCTGATGTTTTAGTTAGTTGTTTGTTAGACTTTGGCGAGCCTTCGGGACAAGCCGCATTCGATAATGCTACAAATTCAAGCGGAGAATTCGTATTTGATGAATTGGGACTACGTGCTTACAGTCCTGACGGTACAGGTCTAGGTGATTTATTAACTCACGTTATTTTCCATCCTGTACAGAAATCACTGAACAGGATGATTCAAATTGACTACACAGTAAGGATCCAAAGTCTTACAGGCGGAGTATAATCTATGAGCTATACCTTAAAATTTTCTGATCCGTCTAAAACTGATACTGTAATAGTCCCCGATTATGTTCCTGGGATCAACACAATAGATACCAGCCTAAGTCTTGTTGGTAAAGGGTATCCTGCATACGGACAAAAGTTTGCAGAAAATTTTTTATATCTTTTAGAAAATTTTTCTAGTCCAATACCTCCTCAAAATCCTATTGAAGGGCAGTTATGGTTTGACACTAGCGATCCTGCCCGCAAGGTGCTTCGAATCAATGATGGCACTGCCGGAGCAAACTGGCCCAGTGCTAACGGCATTTATCAGCAACCGTTAAATCCTCAATTGTATAACGGATCAAGTTTAAAAACTGGAGATATTTGGGTCGACACTACAGACAATCTTCTTAAGATTTACAGCGGCGCGGGAAGTTGGACTACGGTAGGTCCCTCTGTGTCCGGAGTACTAAAAACTGGATCTGAGCCAGTTGAACTAATTGATTCATCTGATAATGCCATACGCCGAGTTATTTTAAATTGGGCCGACGGATATGTTATATCGGTTATTTCTAGTGGAAATGAGTTTACTCCAACAACATATCCCTCTGGCATGGAAGGATTTACTACAATTGTTCCGGGTATAACACTTACTACAAAATCCGGACAACCTTGGAAACTACAAGGTGATGCATCTAATGCTTTAAAATTGGGAGGAGTAATTGCCGCAAATTACCTACAGAAAAACGATGCTACTTCAATAGGACAGATAATTACCGGTCGAGTAGTATTTGAGACTCCTAATGCAACTTCACCGGAAGGTCGAGATGGGCTTGTAGTGAGAGTCTCGGGATACCCTACCTCTGAATATGTACAATTTTATAAACAAAATGATGCGGCAGTCATTGCTAATAATAAGCAAGGCGGCCAGATAATATTTAAAACTAAAAGTCCTACTGATTCTAACATGGTAAACACTATGATAGTGTCTCGTAGAACAATAGCAATTAATACAACTACCTCTGCGTTGAGTCCCACGCTTGATGTTTATGGCGATGCTAGAATACTTAATACACTAACAGTAAACACCCTTGTAGCACAAACAATATCTGTTACCACTGGCAGTGTATTGATAGCATCTAACCTTATGGTTGCAGGCATAACAACTGCTACTGAGACATTACACCTAGGTACTAGTAGAGGAAACGGGACAGCTCTGATTGCCAATACTGCTTCTATGTACGATATTGGTACCGCCGCGGTTCCTTTTAGAAACACCTACTCCGATAATATTTACGCAACAAATATTTGGTCTGCAAACTATAATACTCCGGCAGGCACTTTAAGATTGTGGGCAGGATCGACAGCAACAAATAGTGTGCCTACAGGGTGGAAAGTTTGCAACGGAACTACTGCTACAACTGCTACGTATGTAAATCTATATAACGCAATTGGCTATACATATGGAAAATGGGGAACTGGGCAAGGATTATATCTTCCTAATCTTGCAACTTCTGCACCACTGCCTGCAGGAGATACTAGAGGTGCATCTACAGCAACTTATTACATAATTAAGACATAATATGGCCTATACAATTTTAAACACTGATGGTTCAACGCTGGTCTTACTAGCAGACGGTAAGATAGATCAATCTACTACTAGCCTTACTTTGATTGGTAAAAATTATAGCGGGTTTGGAGAGTACTATAATAATAATTTAATTAAATTATTGGCTAATTCTGCTAGTACTTCTGGCAGTCCTCCCCGTAGCCCACTGACAGGTCAATTGTGGTACGACACTACAGCTAGACGCCTAATGGTTTATGACAATTCTTTTAAATCAGTCAGCGGTGCAATAGTCAGCGCAACACAACCAGGTAACTTATCTACAGGTGACCTATGGTGGGATACAACTAACAACCAATTAAAATTATGGAGCGGCCTTAGTGCTCAAGTTATCGGACCTGCGTTTCCTAAAGATGTAGGTCTGAACGGTTGGGGTCTTCCTGTAATTAAAGTTCAAGATTCAAATAATAATTCTAAAAATATTACAGTTTTAAGGAACTACGGACAAACTTTAGGTTATATATCTAACGAACAATTTACAGTTAATACATCAACTAATTATACATATCTAACTTCGGGGACCACTACTGCTACTGTTAAAGGATTAACTATTCTGGGAGACATACAGTATACAGGAAAAATATCTAACAAGTACCTATCTATAGAAGTTGATTTTGCAACATTATATCCGACTAAATGGGATATGACCACAACCAATGAAACTGATCGGCAGGCTCAAAATTCTGCAATTTGTAATGTGTTAGACGCAATGTTCCCAATTAATCTTGGATCCACAAACATGCAAAATGCATATAGCGCCGGAACTTTAGAAGTTGGAGTTCCTATTTTTAGCCAGTGCAGAGTACTGTGTAGATCGTCATCCTTCCAAGGAACCGTTCCTCCAGGAAATACGATTCCTGGTAATCCGAGAATGTATCAGGTTAGATTATTTGAAGCAAGTCGATTAGGTGCAGTCGGTCGTTGGTATAGTAAATCTACATCAACTGGAGTATTAGGTTCAGGGCCAAACATCATTGCTCAGTTTACTGCTACTAACACAGTATTATAATTGGAAAGTATATTATGCCATATAACATAACAAAAAGTGATGGAACAATAATATTTCAACTGGCCGATGGTCTTGTTGACACTTCCCACGCTAGTATTAAATTTATTGGAAAAAATGTCAGTAATTATGGCGAAATACAAAACGACAATTTACTTTGGATGGTGGAACATTTTGCTAAAGATACGCCTCCTAGTAATTATCTAGATGGTCAACTATGGTTTGACGCTACAAATGGAGTTGCAAGATTAAAACTCCGTGCCAGTAGCCAATGGAGACAGCTACCTACTATTTCTGTAAATGCTACCCCGCCTTCGGATCAGACACCCGGAGACCTGTGGTGGGATACAACTAATAATCAGTTGTTTATGTGGACACCAACCGGGCATACGTTAGTTGGCCCAAATTATACTGCTCTTCGAGCAACTCGCTTAGACTCTGATAGAACTATTAATGGTAAAGTATTTAATGGTACTGAAAATATCGTTATTAGTTCAACCATTACAAATTATCTATCAACTGGTTCGTATATGTTAGGTGAATCTTTTAACGGGGCTGTACCTAGAACTTGGTCAGTTGATGTTGGAACAATTAATAGTGCAAGTCCATTTAAAGTAGTGGCCAGAGATAGTGCAGGCGATATCTGGTTTACAACAGGACACGGAACATCAACGCAGGCTAAGTATGCCGATCTGGCTGAAAAATATCTAGCAGATAAAGATTATCCTGCAGGCACAGTTATATCGGTCGGCGGGGAAAAAGAAGTCACTGCATCTTCTTGGGGGGATCGAGCAATTGGAGTTGTTAGTAGCAAACCAGGATACATGATGAACAGCGAATTAGAAGGTGGAACTTACATTGCTCTAAAGGGTCGAGTACCTGTTAAAGTGTCCGGAGTAATTCGTAAAAAACAGGGATTGATTGCGGCCAACGGCGGCAGAGCAACAGCAGGAGTTTATCATTCAAACGAAGTGTTTGCTATTGCGTTAGAAGATAGTGATGGTACTAAAGACACAATTGAAGCAATCATTCTATAAATATTTCAACAGAGTAAATTATGCCATATATTTTAAATAAAACTAACGGAGCAGTATTAGCTACTGTACAAGATGCTAGTGTAGATCTCACAACGAATTTAACTTTTGTTGGAAGAAACTATTCCGGATATGGCGAAATTGTAAACGAAAATCTTGTTAAGTTATTAGAAAATTTTTCATCAAATACTGCACCATCTAAACCTCTACAGGGGCAGTTATGGTTTGATAATACGCTTGATAACAGAAGATTAAATGTCTGTTACGATGGTAGAAATTTCAAAGGAATTGCATCAATTCGAGTGCAATCTAATACACCTGATTCTTCTGTCAAGGGAGACCTATGGTGGGATTCTACCAATAAACAATTAAGAGCTTTTGATGGTACTGAGTATTTGGTCATTGGCCCGACTACAAGTTCTGCCTCCAGATCCAAATGGGTGTTTGACGAAGAAATTGGTGTTAATGCTCCTACGAACACATCATATTCTGTTATTAAAGGATTAATAGGTTCTTCACCTATTATCACAATAGCTAGTTTAGGTTCTGCTCTAGACCCTGCTACTAGATTAGATCCAAAAACTACATCTGATCTTTATGATAATTTTAGAAATGGTATAAGAAAAGGTATCACCCTTGCAGGATGCGATGCAAATGGTAGTAGTACCTCTAGTGAATATTATTTTTGGGGAACAGCAGTTGAATCATTGCGAGCAATAACAGCTACTAATGTTACACTTACTTCTTCTTCAGCTGATGCTACATTTTATGTACCATTTGCATCCGGCGCAACTGGCAATCGATCTTTACAAACTGATGCAGGCATAACCTACAACCCATCTTCGAATGTGTTAACTACCACCGCCTCTGCCGCACGATATGCAGATTTAGCAGAACGATATGAGGCTGATGCAGTCTATGATGAAGGTACTGTTTTGGTGATCGGTGGAGAAAAAGAAGTCACTGTTACCACAACATTTGCCGATACAAGGGTAGCGGGTATAGTAAGTAAAAACCCAGCCTATATGATGAATTCTGAGGCAGGATCCGACGAAACTCACCCCTATATTGCCTTAAAAGGCCGTGTTCCTTGCAAAGTTCAAGGCTATATTAAGAAAGGTGATCTAATCGTTACTAGTAGCACACCCGGATATGGAGTTGCGGCTAATAGTGTATTTGGTGGGGCTATAATTGGAAAAGCCCTCGAATCGCAATCCGAAGGCTTTGGCGTTATTGAGGTATTAGTGGTTTAAACAGCCATAGGAGCCTTGATGGCTTCATGACTTTGATAGCCCACTAACTCGATATCTGTCATTTTAAAATCTGTAATAACCTCTATGGTTGGATTCAACTTTAAAGTTGCCAATGGTAGGGGTTTTCTTTTCAGTTGCTCTTTAACTTGATCAAAGTGATTATTGTAAATATGAGCATCACCGATTGTAACAATCAATTCTCCAACTTCTAAATCACAGACCTGAGCTATCATCTGTGTGAACAATGCGTAACTGGCAATGTTGAATGGCACTCCCAAAAACATATCTGCTGAACGTTGATACATTTGACAGCTTAACTTTCCATTACTAACATAGAACTGTGCCATCATATGACAGGGCGGCAATGCCATTAAATCAAGTTCTCCTGGATTCCATGCAGTAATAATATGTCTGCGACTATTAGGATCTTTCTTAATACCGTTAATCAAATCAGTCAATTGATCGATATGTTTGAGTCCCATGCGATTAGCACCGAACACAGGAGCTCTCCAGGTGCGCCATTGTACACCGTATACTCTGCCTAGGTCTCCTTTAAATTTGGATCTAGGTTTCCAGTACTCAGCAGTGGCATTGTCAGACCAAATAGTTTTCTTATCGGAGTTTGGATCTTGGTATAGTATTTCTTTTAGTTTGCGTTCATCGCCACTGCCTGTGATAAACCAAAGTAGTTCACTGACCATTGCCCGCCAAGCTAATTTTTTAGTAGTGATTGCTGGAAAACCCAAAGCCAAATTAAAACGCATCTGTAGACCAAAGATACTGCGAGTGCCGGTACCTGTTCGATCGGACCGATCCTCGCCGTTATCTAAAATGTCTCGTAATGCGTTTAAGTATACCTGCTCTGGATGCATCATTCAGTTTCTACTACCACAGATGCTTTCTTTTTGCTCTTAGGAGGATCTACTTCGTCGGCCTTCTTTCGCAACTGTTGTGCCTGTTTGAACAATGCATCTGCACGAGAGCGTAGTTCTATAGGGCTAAGATTATCTGTAGATTCTTCCTTGATTGGCTCAACTGGTTTTACAGTCTTAGGATTTGGAGTGATCCCATTAGTAAGGGCTAATTCGTCAAGACTAACACCTTTTTGTTCTGCAATGATTTGATTAAGCTGATCCAAACTAACTTGAGCCTGCGGACTAGGAGTCATCATCACTCCATCAGTTGGCACCTTTTTAAGGTGACCACGTTCATGGAACCATGCCAACATGTTGCTACCGTCTGGAAACGATTTGATGGCCAATACTTCTGCTAGTTCATTAGCTTGTTGACCTTCTGGATCTTGTATCACGCTCATCAAAGAATCGTGATATGAAGGACCCAAATTACTAGTACCAATAACCAATGCGTGGTATGCATCGCCTGGAAGAGTGCGATATGCCACGATAACTTTGGCACCATTGTTCTTCATTTTTCCTACATGCTTCATGTTGGTCTCCTATTAGGCTGTTGGTGTTTCAGATTGATCTTGTGTCTGAGGAGTAACTACTTCTAAAAACTTATTCAAACGATCAAACACTGATCCCACGGCCTGCATTTCTGCGGCAGGGAATGCACCACGGCGAGCGGCAGTATCAATGATAGCACGTAGATTTTGCAAATCTGTAATTGTAAGCTCAGGTTGAGCTTGTGGAGCAGGAGCTTCACCCCCCACTCCGTTGGCGGTTGTTACTTGTGCGGTTTCTTGGTTTTCCATTTTAAAAAATTTCCTTTTTTGTTTTATGTATATGAGGACAACCTAATGTCATTATCAAAATTTCTTTCGGATCCTCTATACCTATTTCTATCACCTCAACCATTTTATTACTTTGGTCTACGGTGTACTGCTTTTTAATTGCGTACCTGCTATTTAAGTTGTAGTTAATCCATTGATCGAGAAGTTTGAGATCGACCGCTGAACTAACTGCAATTTTGGTAAAATGTTCGGGGATAAAATTTAGTTTCCTAAGATTTAGTACACCGAGTGGATTTACTTCTCCTCGACTTAATGACATTAAGCACCTACTTTATTTATAGTGTGCTGTCTGGCCGAACGGGGCAATTATGGTATCGTTCCCGTGGATAATAAACAGGCTTTCACAGTAGTTTTCATCGCCCCAGCTACCACACGGATACCCATCAGTAAACATAATGAAACGTTTTGGCTCAATGCCTTCATTTTTCATAAACTCGTAGTTTACGTCAAAGTCAGTTCCGCCGCCGCCTTGGCATTTGTATGACATAATTTCATCGGCTGTGTCGCCTGTAAAACGTTGGTATCCGTAAACCTCTGTGTCAAATGTCCATAAGTCTAGTTTAAAGTCTTGATACTCATCCATGATACCTTTAACTTCTGACAAGAAGTCCATAGCCATTTTGTCACTGATAGACCCACTCATGTCAATTGCCACAGATACATCAATAGTTTCTTCGTTCATCATGCCTGGCAGTACTGCTCCGCAATGCTGACTCTTGCGGTTAGGACGACTAAAACTAAAGTTGCTTTTAAGAATACTTTGGATATTCATGCGCAACATCTGACGCCAATCCATTTTCGGCTCGGTAAAACTTTGGATTATACGTGCAACCCCTGCAGGCACCCTGCCCGCACCTGCGGCCTGAGAAGCCGCTACCATTGCTTCTTTGATCTCATCTCGGATTTGTTTCTTTTCTTCAGCAGTTAGTTTAGGGCGACCTTTACCTTTACCTTCTTGGTCTCCGTCCTCGCCATCGGCACCGTCTTCGCCTTCACCGTCAAGGTGTTCGTCGAGAAGTTCTCCGAGGTCGCTAATATTAATCTTGACAGCTTTCTTTTCGAGCTCTTCGTAGATTTCTTCGTATGATTTGCCACGGTACTTGTCGTCTTGGAAAATTTTAATCCAATCTGGCACTTCACCAATGCGTTCATCTTTAAGGATTTGATTGGCCGCGTAGTCAGCCGCAATATTTGACAGAACTGGATCTCGATGATCTCGACGCCCCATGTGATCAAATACGTTGTGAAGGACCTCGTGAGCAAATCCAAACTCGGCTTCTTTTGGAGTCAGTTTGTTTACAAAGTCGTTGCTGTAATAAAAGTGGCGACCATCTGTGGCCAGTGTACTACACCAATCCGTTGCATCTACAAGTTTTAGGCGTGTTGCCAAATTACCAAAAAACGGATGACGAAGCAACAGGCCAATCCGAGCAGTAATAAGTTTTTCTACAATTTTATTTTTTTCTGATTCAGTGAAATTCTTTTTCTGAATCTTAGTACCTTTGGTAGCAGTAGTTGATTTAGATGACATATGTGCTCCTGTTTAACTGTATGTATACTATTATACAGCCAATATAAAAAAAATGCAAGTAAAAAAGGCCCTTTCGGGCCTTTTTATTCCATTGCTTGGATAATGAACTTGCCGTACTTTGTATGGAAGCGATCAAAGTTATTCAACTTAGATGCATCAAAAGGCAGTTGATAATTTGTTAGAGCCACTTTGGCGCCCATAACAACCAACTCAGTTGGGAAATTATCCATCATAAAACCAAAGAAATTATCTGCTTGGGAATCCCAATTTTTAACCTTCTTCTCATGTGCAGTTTGGAGTTCGTAGCACATAGACACTGTCAGCGAGTACATGGCGGAAATCTCTTTGATATTGCAGGTTGTAACACGGCCTGCCAAAATATCTTCTGGCTTAGGCATCTGTTTAGCAACTTTGCGGTGTGCCATGAACTTAACTGCCAGACCTTCACCAATAGCACCTGCAACCAAATCAGTCAAGGTACCTTCGTCTAGGTCGTCATCGATGAGCAAGTCTGATACAAAAGACCAGCTACGTGGTGTAGCAAAGGCACGGCTTGAACTTTTCGGATCAAAGTCGTACAGGTCTTGTTTGGCAAAACCAACATAACCTACAACTTGATCGTGGACTTTATTTTTAACAGCCCATTCCAGCCAATCTTCGTAATCGCTCTTCAATTCCAAGTGAACAAAACGGTTTGCCAACGGAGCAGGCATGCGATAAGTAACGCCCTTGTCAGTTTCACGGTTACCAGCCGCAACGATTGAAACACCTTTTGGAAGGATGTAAGTACCAACACGGCGGTTAAGCACCAATTGGAAGGCCGCGGCCTGCGTAGCAGGAGCCGCACTGTTCAACTCATCCAAGAACAGGATAGCGGTAGACTCTGGATCTGTGGGCAATTCTGCAGGAGGAGCCCAAGTCATTGTGTTCTCAGTGCTATTGTAATATGGAATACCTTTGATGTCGGTAGGTTCCCACAAGCTCAAACGAACATCAATAACTTCACGAGCTTGTTCATCGCCGATCTGCTTAACGATATCGGACTTACCAATACCTGGAGGGCCCCACATGAATACAGGACGCTGAATTTTGATGCACTTGCGAATGCTTCGCTTGGCTTCATTCGGAGTAACTGAACGATTGGAACTAATTTTTTCAGCCATTTTAATCTTTCTCAAATAGTGTTGATAAAATATTGACTGCCTTATGCATCAATATGTATATATTGTACACTAGACCGCTGGCTATGTCAAGAACTTTTTAGATTTTCTGCTTTTGCGTGGGCAAATTTTTTTATGTTGCCGGAAAACAACACCAGCTGTACAGCCATTTTTTCTCCGAACACAAAGATTTCTTTTTTGGTCAAAAACCACGGGCAATCGATAAAGTTATCTAACCAAATAATTTCTTGATTATTATATTCCGCAATGGGATCAAACTTAACACGATGTACCTTTATGTCGGCTGACACCAGGCTATTGTAACCTTCTTCAGTTAGTCTAAGGCCGCCCTTTTCTTTAAGTCTAGGATTTTTCCACCAAACTTGTTTGAGTTTCCTTATTGACTTTTCGGAAACATCTAGCCCAATTTGTTCTGCTACGTATTTGGTAATTTTAATTTTTTGGTTCATCAACTATCTTTTCACCGGTAGTTAACTTATAAACATCAAAATCTTCTGTATTGAATAACTTGTTTAACTTTTCGGCTAGATTAAATGCATGTCCGCTATTAGAAAAACTAACTTTTTTATATTTTGGGCCCAATTGATGTCCGACCAAACTAGAGGTTTTAAGATTAATTGGTTTGGCCTGATAGAATACGGCCCAGATAGCTTCTGCTTCTAAGACTTGTTCTGTTTTATAGGTCTTTTTATTGGCAACCTCTAACAGTACATTTGGTTTTGGCCTGCTCATATATACACATATCTCCAAAAAGTGTGTATATATTTATACTATCAGACTAAAATTTTCCACCGTCCATACTGATTGTCACTGTTTCCGGCGTCTTTTCTGCGGAAATTTGATCTAATTCACCAGTTAATCTAGTCATAACCACTGCAAGACTATTCTGTAGGTCAGTGGCTTCTTTAATTGATAGAGTTAAATTTTTTTGATTAGATTTAATAGCAATTCTGGCTCTATCTAAAAAATCTTCTATGGGTAATGTGTTTAATTGTTTCATGATTTGTTCACAATATTTAATGTAGATTTCATTTCCGATTCGGTTTTGAAAGGCCCTTGAAAAGGATATCTCTCTAGTGTAATTAGCTTAGGGCAAAAACTCTTAACCCAGCCTTTTCTAAATTTAATTACATAGTATCCTGCACAATATTGACTCTTACTTTTATCGCTTTTGGCAAACAACGGTAATTTTTTCTTTACATTGTACATGGGATCGTAGGGCTTACTGCTACACGGAAAATCATATATGGCATAATTTTTGTTTTCTACCTGTTCAGATTTTACTTTTTTGATTTTTTCTTCAAAAACAGCCACTCCAAATTGAGCTGAAATTTCCGTCAGGTCGTTAAAATTAATTTGTTTACCATTTCTTAAAAAAGCATAACCTTTTTTAATTTTGCTTATTGATCCAATTTTATTTCTACCGTCTTGTACTAGCCATTCTTTATTTGGAACAAGCACCTTTGCTGTTGAATTCATTTTATATACCTTGCGTTGAGTGGTTCAACGTAGCTGGTTACTTGCTCGCTGACTTTTTGTAGATCAAATTCTGCACAGAATTTTAGTAACCTAATACCTACCTGTGGAATATTTTTATCTGCGGTAGTGGCAGTTTGAATAGTATCTTTAATTAAATCTTTGATGTTAACAGGTTGTGCAGTAAGGTCACACAATACCACATTACGATTATAGTCGTCTAACACACGATGTTCGATACCTTCGTGGTCGGACCAACGCTGGAGCATGAGATTGTTCCAAGAATATCCTTTGCTGGCTCGATCGGAAAACGCATCACGGAGACCAACTTTATTCTTTGTGCCTTTCTCACGTACTCCCGGATAAGCAGAGAAGATGTTGTCGGAGGTGTCGCCACGCATACACTTCTCAAAGAGTAACCATGCAGGGTCCGGAGCGCCTTTTGTTTCGCCAGTTTTTTTATCCTTAACAGGCTTACCCTTATCATCAAAGTATCCCTCATGAGTGGTCGTAATCTGCATTACACCATTATATTGCTTGACATTGGGTGCAATCAATTGTGCAAAATCGCCGTCTGTACTAATGATCACATGCGTGTCTTCTGGATGATTCTGGATCCACCCTGCAATAAGATCATCAGCTTCTAGTTGAGGGTTATGTAGTACAGTACAATTGGTCTTGTTAATAATAAAATCTTTGAACTGATCAAACGTTTCCCAAAATACTTTTTCTTCTTCAGCTTCTTTGGGACTATGTGCGGCTCGAGCATCTGTACGTTGACGTTTATATGGAGCATAATAATCCTTGCGCCAGCTACGCCCCTCGAGACAGAAGATGACATGATCGCCTTGGAAATCTTTCCAAGCCTTGCGGACACTGCCCAGCACAGTATGAATGCTCATACCTACTTTGTCTTCCAAGCTACCTCGAATAGCATGTCGAGCACGAAAAAATGTATTAGCAGTATCGACCAGAATATAAGTTTTACTCATTAATAAACCTCAGTTTTGCCATCGTCACGTAATGCTCTGTTAACATAGCCCGATCCCCGTCGGCTCATATCAATTCCTTCCTCGGCTCCAACATTGCGACACAATTCGCTGAACCATTGATCTACAATTTCTTCTTCGCTGTCGCCTGTAAATCCATTAGATTTTAATTGCATCACAAAGTACTCGTTCCAGTCAAGTTCAAAAAATCCGTTACGAATATTGTCTTTATTAACATGAGTATCTAGTACCGCAACCCACGGTTCTTTTCTTTCTGTAGCCAATTGTTTAGGACTTAACTTGGCAATGCGTTCAGCCTCTGTATCAGGTTTATTTTGGTCAATGCCAAATATTTTTTTAATAAATTTATTCATTATACTTTCTTCTTTTTTGTAAATGGTGATACGTTCTGGAATTGGCATTCAAGTACCCCATTCATTTTTAAACAACGGCACCTGTAGCCTATCACTATAACGTAAACCTGCGTTCATTGCCATGATAGCCACTGCCTTATTATTCAGTGCGTAAACACTTTCCACGCCGCCTACCGGCATCAAATAAACATGCCCTTTGAATCCTGCCGCACGATATTCTTTAGTTGCACGGTGGGCATCTTCAAAGTCTTGTTCTGTGGCAATGACAAATTTCAAATATGCAGTACCATAATTTTCGTAATCGCAGACTACTTCGGGCTTAATGGCATCAGCCCAAGGCTCGCCACTACATGGAAGTTTAGCACTGATACTGAATGTAATTTCATGATCTTTGGCACAACCCAATGCGGGCTGTTGCCATGCTGTTAAGAAATCTTTAAAACCTTTAGTCAATCTCATCGTACCATTAGTTTCGAATGTAATTTCTTTTAACCCACGCATCTTGGGATGTGATAGCAAGTCGGGGTATTGACGTTGCCAACCTAATAACGGTTCACCTCCTGTAATCACAAGATGTTCGTCTCGCCATTCATTATGCGGAAGCATTTCCATAATACGTTCTACAATAGCATCTGTAGTCAGCAACGGACTTAGATCTTTGAAAGCAGGATGCCAACTAGCATAACTGTCACAACCAGTTGATACTAGCGGTAGTTCCTCATATTTTTTAAATTGTTCAGGGTTCCTAGCAATATGTGCGGCTTCTATACTAAACGTGCCTCTTGGCATGCCAAAGCCTTGACAGGTAAAATTACAACCGAAGGTGCGTAAAAACACGCTGGGTACCCCCATGTAGCGTCCTTCACCTTGTATGCTGTAAAATAATTCTGCTATTTTTATTTTGCTCATAGTATTCCTTTAGATAGTACTAGTGTACAATAAATATTTAGGCAAGTCAACCTAAATATGAATAATTTAAAAACCAAAATAAACTGGAACATACACGATTATTGCAAATCAGAATGCAGTTATTGTCCGGTCCACCTAAGAGGGGGTACATTGCCTCCGGAAACTAAAGATTATTTAAGAGTAGCTAATCTTATCATTGACGCCTATAGGAATATGGGTAGATCTATCGATTGGAATTTTAACGGAGGAGAACCGCTAGATATGGATGATATAGTCACACTACTCAAACTATGCAGGACCAATGGTGACAGTATGGAATTGACCACTAATGGTGGAAAACTTTGGATGGATTGGTGGGCCATTGAACCGTATGTTGACAAATTAAATCTTACATATCATTACTGGCAAAATCCTGCACTTATAAAATATATTGTTGATACTTTTCAAAAAAATAAAAAACCGTTTCATGTATCTGTTCCGATTAGGCCCGATCATTTTGAAGAAGATATGAAACGTGCAACCGATGCTGAAGAAACATTGAATATTAATGTAGGCAAGGCAGTTCTTTATAAAAATGCTGATCGTGCAGGAGGCATGTTCAAATATACCAACGATCAATTAATGATCATGTCCGGCATCAAACCAAAACCTCCTGTTCCAAAACCAGTGATTGAGCCACCTCCACCTCCACCTCCATTATTACAAGAAAAAATTGAATTTGAGATTAAAACTTGGGATCAACGCTACACAGATATATACGATAGAAACCCTAGTTACACAGGTAAAATGTGTAATGTAGGAGTTGAGTATCTTATCATAAGCCACCAAGGATGGGTATCGGGTAGTGAATGTAACAATCAACCTTTAGGCAATATATGGCACGATGGGTGGGCACCGCCACAGGGCCCTCAACAGTGTTCAATGAAGGCCTGTATATATCCTAACGATCAAAAAATTACCAAATTTTAAAATTTGGAATAATTTCCCTTGCCGGGTATTGTATTTCTAACTCCGCCTGTTGGATCATCAACATCACCTTTTCTGCGGGGAATAAGATGGATGTGTGGCCAGTTGACAGTTTGTCCTGCGGCCTCTCCGTAATTCATGCCAATATTAAATCCGTCCCATTCTCCGGACTCGACTTTGTCTTGCCCGTACCTAACAGCGTCATCAAACGCATTGGTTAAAATTCCAACAGTATTATATTTGGGGACAAATAGTAGATGTCCTGGGGTGCAGGGATATTTGTCTCTATACACAGCCACATGAAAATCTTCTCGTTCTACATCGGTCCAAGGGGCACTGCTATCTTCGATATAATCAGGACCTTCAAAAATTTTAGACATTTATATTTCCTTTAATGTGTGTCTAATCAAGAATGGGTGTAAACCTTTGCAAGAAACTTTCTAAATAGCAACTGTATTCTCTAGGATCTGCATCGGTATTTTCTTTAATGTAATGTACCCATGTATGGTCAGTTAATTCGACTGTGTTTAACACACGAAATGTATCTCGATTATTACCTGCCCATCTGCTTCCGTCTTTAGGTGTGTTCTTCATAAATTTTTGACCATTTCTTTAGTTTTTCAATTTTTGCTAATTTAGCAACACGAAGTTTGTCTAAATCGATTACTTCCATACTACATAGGATATCAATCATAGCCAGCATATCTCCTAATTCTTCTTCGAGGTGTTCTCGATTTGTTTTTGGTTTTCCCGGCTTAAAATTGTCTATTCCAAAGCGACTAATCTTACTCACTGCTTGAATTACTTCTGCACATTCTTCTTGCAGAATATCCATCACTTCTTTTTCTTTACTGTTCATTTTGCTTTTTCTACAAGATACTGCTCGTTGTGAATCCATTTATTTTTAACAAGGAACCCCCATTCTCTCTTTTGTGGACCGGGCATAAACAAAGTCCAAGGTGTTATCCCTTCGACTAGTTCAATACGGTGATAACTATTAGCACCACAAATCCTAAAATGACCAGGACCACGCCAGTGACAAATCTCACCAATTTTTTTGCCAGCATGGTCAAAAACTGGAACCCATTCATTATAACCGCCTTTGAGAATTAATGTAGCATAGGGCCATGGATGATCGTGAACATCATCCGGATCACCTTTTAAGAATTTATGCAAGAAAACATTGAATGGAAAACTCTTACGATCTTTTAAAAAAATATAATATCTTTCCAAATATGGGTCGTTGCTTTGACGATCCATAATAATCCTTTTACGACCTATACGCTCTAGGAAATTTAAAAATTTATTCATATTAAAATAGTTTGTTAATTGACAATCCGACAACTTTATCTGTAACACCCTCTTGACCTTTGTAGTTATTTCGATATTCGATAAAGGTCATTACCTTGGTAGTTTTACGGTCATCGATTTTATAGTAGACACCAGTTCGACGTTCGAGGACATCTGCGGCCAAATTAGCAGTACTATTTTGAACAATATTAAAATCGTTGTCTAATCCAACAGGTGCTGTAATGTTTGCCTTTGCAGAATAAACACTGACCGGTTGGTACATCATAACTCCAATACTGTCATTTTTAGATAGTTTCTTTTCTACTCCTGCAGACCAGGAATAACTCAGTATCGGGCCAATATTATTAATGTTGGCACTATGAGCTTTGGTATTGGTTACTCCATGGCTAATATTGGCATGAACTTTGTAATCATCCGCAAAGGATTTTTCTACCCCTAGCCCTAAAAATTGAGTTACACTAGCTGAGTTGTCGCCGCCGCCTTCGAACCCATTTACTGCATTGCCTAACCAAGTGGCCTTTTCGGCAAATGCGCCTCCACTAATTCGAATGTCTGCCCACTCAAATTTTGCAGTATATCCGATCTCCATCATAAGAGGAGTTATGTTTTTTGCTTCGGGGCTGTTGTCTACATACATGTGGAAATCAATGTTATCAATCTTGGTTCCGGCATGTGTATTGTAATTGTTAAATTGACTATAATTATTTTTAGTAGCATATGGCATCATTGCCTGCATTACATTAAATTCTCGAGAGGACTGTGAAACTGCGGTTAAACTTTTGCTCTTGATATAAAAATCTCGTTGGAAGTCGTCGAGTACCACAATATTACTAATTTTACCGGTACTGGCGCTACCATTGGTTATCAGCAATGGCTGTGCGGCAGTAACAACAGCACCGCTTAGTCTTCCGGTTGTGGGTATACCGAGTGTTCCAACTGGCTGGGTAGCTTTGTCAAGATCAAGAAGCCCTTGCCCGTCTACATATTTGTTGTAGTTAGGAATATTTTTATTGGCGGTTTGAAACAATAATTGTGCAATGTTAGCACCAGTCATTTGTGGCCACATCTGATGAATAATAGCCACTGATCCGCTAATTGCCGGTGCCGACATTGAGGTACCAGTCATTGTGGCCACACCCGTTTTATTGTAGGTAGTCGGCACTGTGGAGGTAATTCCTGTGCCCGGTGCTAATAGATAAAATTGCCAAGTTTGATATTTGTCTTGGCAGATGTTATTAGCAACAACTTGACAAAGAGTAGCCGCACCGTTACTGCCCGGACCTAAATTGTTAACACCGTTCCAGTTACCTGCAATGATAACACGCCCGCCTAGTATTAGGTTGCCTTTGCTGTCTGTAGCAGTGGCCAATTGCCCGAGGCCGCCAGACCATGCTGTGCTGTCGTTGCCTGCGGCCACTACCAACACCATGTTACCAGGCATGGCGTTAGCCCATTGCTGGGCATTTAATCCGCCTGTTGTTACTCCTGAATTTGTAAAGGATGTACTATATACACCTGGGGCAATTAATTTAGCCTGTAGGCTAGCTTGAGATAAGGTAAAATTTGAAGAAAGATTTGCTACATCGGCGCCATTTGCACTGGCCCATTGGACACCTGAAAGAGCTGTGTTAGAAAGTACAATTCCATTAGTGGTAATTTTGCCAATAAGTAGGCCTGCATCAAATGCCACACCCTCAACACCAATACTATTACGTGCCGCGGCCGCAATGCCTGCCACATGAGTACCGTGACCTACACTATCATTGATGGTTCCGCTACTTGTAAAATCTTTTGAAAGTTTAATCCTATTTGAAAATTCTATGTTACTGGGATCAAGTCCGGAATCGAGGATTGCTATGGTACTGCCTTTTCCTGTGTATCCGCGGCTCCATGCTGTACTAGAATTAATAATTTTGTGATTACCACTTTTATAATATTCGGAAGTTTCCCAAATTGCAGTAGATACATTTTGTGCATGAGAATTTCCGACCATTAGTGCAATACTGGTCACCAAAATTTTGAGTTTCATAAAAACCTTTCAGGATTTAAGTTTAGATAACAATATTGTACTATCAAAAAACCCTTTAGTCAAGTCTTGGGTTTGTTTGTAAAGTTGCGGTAATCTTTTTTCATAGAAGGTCATATGATCTATGATTGTCTTACATACGAATGGTCTATAAATTTGATACTTTTCAAAACTTTCAGTCCATTCGCTAGGATATTTAAATGTATCATAATACATTTCGGTATAACTAAGTCTATCTGGCACCATTGGGATAGCATCTACAATCGCACCTTCATAACAACTAATACCCAAAGTTTCTTGTAAATTAGCACTGAATACTAATTTGGCCTCGCCTAACAAATTATGATATTCATTTTTGGTTAGTTGCTGATCCTGACATACAACAAACTCATATTGCGGTAAGTGTTCTTTTAAGTCACGGAAAATCTCAACCTGTTTCTCTGGCGCTATGCGATGAGGGAACAAGATAAGATCACGTTTCTTCATGCCCTTATACATAGTCAGAGTATTTTCCATATACTCCATAGGCCAGCCTGTGCGTACAAATCTAGAGTCCTTGCCATTAATGATTTCATTTAAGTGTTCACTAAACCAAGGATTCTCTGTAGGATAATCGTTTAACAGATTAGCATAAAACATTTCAATATGAAAGTTTGTAGCAAAATAATTATGATCAAACGCATGAAAGAAACTTTTTTCTGCATGTCTAACCCACGGCTTGTTGCCAACAAGACGACCTAAGAAATCTTGAGGATCATAACTGCCAGCATGCCATAGGCCGTGTGTAACTACTGGAATATTCAGTAGTTCACTCATGTATTTTAAATTGACGATACCAGGGTGCCAAGCATCAGTAAATATAAAATGATCACCTGCATGAACGGCTCCGTCGCAAAATAGCCGACCCATCTGCTCAATCTGCCGAGCCTTGTAGATGTTTGTGCCGCCAAAATTAAGAAAAGCCCCAGGGGTAGTAGCACTAGGAATATCTGTGGGACCAGAGATAATTTGAACATTGTGTCCTGCCTTTCGTAAGAGATTAGGCACATGGGTCTTCCATTGACCCGTGTACCTAGTTTCTACGCTTTCTAAATCAACGAGAAAAACGTTCATCTTTGCGGCCTTTGTAGGGCTCACGAACACGAGTCGGTTCTGGTCGACCTTCTTTCTCTCGACGAGACTTTCGTTCGAGATACTCTTGCTCTCGTTGGAACTGTCGATATGAGTCAGACCTATACAAATCTTTTGGGTCAAATTTGAGTAGGTTGAGGCGACAGTGGTCGAGCCACTTGTCAAGATCTTCAAAGATCCTTTCTACCTCTGGCTTCAAACGAAGAGTTTTTTGAATGTATTGTGGCTGTGCCATTTTAAGATTCCATATAAGAAATATGATTAATAAATGTGAGAGTGGCTCCATTCTCGCCATCCTCACTCACTTCAATCTCAGTCCTACGACCGGGATATCTTGCTTTGATGATGTCGTTTAAATCACGAGCAATCATCTCACAGGATTTGTGGTTAAGCTCTAATGTGCCATCGCTATAGCACTTTTCAAGCCAACGCTTAAACTGGATAAATTCAATATCACGGTCATCTTGAAAGACCCGGATAGCAACACGGAAGTGGAAAATATGTCGATGTGGAGTTCCAAGGAAACTAACATCGTATTCATCTCCTGTGGCTAGCTTAGGATCAGTTGCCGCGGCAGGATACATGTGAATACCTTCTTTACGGAAGGTTACCCAAATCATTGATAGATCAGTATTCATTCTTCGGATTTTTTAGAAGTTTTAACAGTTTTGGTGATTTTAGTTGCAGGAGTTTTTTCTTTCTCTGGAACATTGTCTTTAATCATATTCATGATTTCCCACAATTTCCAATCGATACTTTCCAGCAGTTTAAACAACCGTTCTTCGGTAGGAGTTGTAGGAGTGCTTTTGGTTACTTTTGCATTGATCATTTGATTACCTCGTCATTTTTGTATTGATTCCAGTCTGTGAACTTACTACGATCCATTAGAGTATGCAGACTGTGAGACCATACACCTGGATTAGTTGCTTTAAAATCTTTATCGTCAATTTTAATCATTGTGTTGTAATTCCACAATTTAATATACGGAAGTGGAATTCGAATTTGAGGAATAAAATTATTAGACTCATTTAGTCCGTTTTCTAGAAATTCTTCTGCAATAATAATTGGAATATCAAGGCTACACAAATAGCCTTTCTCCAAAAAGAATTCAATCATAGATTCCCAACTTTTCCATTCGTCGTAGTTTGTAGGATTAAAACTATGATTAGCACCAAAGAAAATATGCTCACACCCATTTAAGTTTAGAGCAATTTCTTCAGCTGGATGGACTCCTGTAACAAACAATGTTTTCATTCCAAATGCAGGAGTATGCTCGACTTCTGTACCAATAAAAAATTGTACATCAGTTATTTCGCCAGTTGTATAATCGCGTTTCATAAATTAGTATAAACTATGTTCGTTACAATGTCAAGAGATATTTTCTTCCAAACTACGCAACATGTCGTCATCTGGATTGGCAAGATCGATCTCGTCAGCTCTGGTAACTGTTTCGATATCAAATAGGCTATTGAATGTATTTTGAGCAGGACCGCCTTGTAAGCGAGCGCCTTCCAAACTGCGTAGGAAAGGTCCAGCTTGTTCAATCATAGCAAATGCTTCTGCTTTGGTTTTTGTATTAAACAGGTCTTCGATCAATTGGTTAAAATATAGAATGTTGCGGGGAACCCAATCACTGTATTCGTCGCTCATATCTTGAGTTTTAACCTTTTTCCACGCACCCCAATTAATTTTATCCTTAGTTTTGGCAATCTCAATATCCATTAATTGTTGAGCACGTTGTACAGCAACAATATGGCAGTAGACATTATGACCCATCATTAGAGCATAGGCAAATGAATCCCAAGACGTCTTGCCTTCCTTCTTGATCTTGTTCAACATGCCTGGAGCATAGTGACAGATATCGCCTATTGTGAGCCTGCGGCCAATTTCGCTTTCAAACGGGAAAGGTATGTCGCTTCCGGCAAGTGCTTTGTTATCTGGGGCTTTGTCCATAATAACACTCCACCTTTTGGGGGTGTGGACTGCATTGGTGTAGACAAGTCCGTGTGCTGTGGCGATAAACGGTGAGGCGCAGTCAAAAGATATGGTAAGCTCTTCATTAATATGTTTCCTAATTTGTCGTTGAATCAAAGTTAAGTAACAACTCCAGTCAAGTTGCGCTGTACCCAAGAAGTGGATCCAGTTTTTGCCCTTCAGCAAACCATCTTCACGCAAGGTCATTAGACGCTTTAACGTGATATCCATTTTACACATGTTAGCACCACCGAAGGCCCACCCTTCAGCTTCTTTGCCAGCATATGGACCTGTTGGGTCACTAAATTCTTTAACACCTTGATACCACTTTTCAGCAGTGTCCCAATCGCCACCTTGAAGCACGTTAAGCCACTTAGTTTGTCCTAAGCGATTATCTAAGAAATACTTGTTATTAAATTTTGTCTTATCTAAACAATCTTCAAATGTTTTTAATCCAGTTTTCGGACTATGGATATGATCGCATGCCCAAGTAGGAACGTCCAGCATCATTGACCAGTCAGCAGTGACTTCTAACCACTCAAGAATTTTTTGACGAGTCTTGTTGGCTTCTGCACCTTCGAAGTTTAACCAGTCAAACTTTAAAACGCCCTTACCGATCTGGTATCCACCAGAGTCGCCTAATATCATTGTGTTGTTACGATCACGCTGTTGTATCATAGATTCTTGCACAAGACTCTTTTGTAGATCTAACTGTGCATGACCTGCAGAATACAGGCCGTACTTGTAAGTAAAATATCCTTGTTCTGGATTAAGGAAATTCATGCCTTCGATGCCGCGATCAAATCCTGCCGGAATACGATCATTAGGTACAAATTCTTCTAGGCGTTGTTTAGCAACATAGGTACTGTAGAAACTGCTAATAGCTGGCAAATAGACAGCATAGTCTTTCTGTAATGGGGTTAGGTTAACTGGTGGTCTGTTCATCTTTACTCAATATAATTGTTATGTCTAGTTGTTCTTTTGCTCGTCTTAGGTTTTCTTGGGCGGCGGAAATAGCAGTATGATCTTTGGCAAGACTTTTAATTTCTATTTCTTTCATCATCTCTTTCTTGGCCCAATCTAAAATACGAATTGCTTCGTCATCTAATTGTACAGTAGCATAGGAACTTTGTAAAGTCATCCAATTATTTCCGTCCCATACTTCTACATTTTGGTTAGAAGTATTGAATCGCATATTGCCTATGCCCTGGGCTCCAGAGTAGTTGTTAACATAATTACTGCCCGGCATTCCGCCGGTTACAGTAATATATTTTCCACCCTGATTTATACCTTTTATCATGCCTGTGCAGGAATAATATATTTGTAAGTAGCAATACCGCTGTCTAATTCAATCTGCATTGCGCCTTGATCATTTGAAAAACTAATCTTGGCATTATTACTATCGGCAATTTTCAAAATACTCAACACTGGCATTACTGGCCATGTCCATGCTTTGGTAAGTTTGCCTGTGATACCTTGTGCAAATATAAATTCTCCACCATGGCTAGCCGCATCACCGAAAATAAATTTTAATTTATCGCCGTCTGTTTTTACCAAAAATGTTGTGTGCTCTGTATTAGCACCTGCTTGGAATTGAAAACGTTGAATGCCGCTGACAGTTGGTGTAATTTCTACGTCCCATTTAGCCCCACGGAATTTAACAGTTTTAAGTTTTTCTTCAATGATTGACTGATTCATAAAACGGTAGTCGTTTTTAAAGTCACCGTCTTTGTTTTCAAAATGTAGTCCAACTGGAATAGTCTCCCCGTTTCGATCGGCAGTGACTACTTCGATCTTTGAATCTTCTTGGTATTCTTTGCCGTCTAGCAAATAGCGTAGTTTTTCTAATTGCGGCATGCCAAATGTACCGATCATATCCGGATGTGGATTTGTTGTTTCCGCATACATGATCACTGTTCGATCATCAGCCATAGAATCGATCAGTGTTTGTTTCTCGGTACCAGTGATCTTAACAATGTTTAAGAATCCTAGTTTGTTGGTATGTGCAACGATGTCTTGTAAAATATCTTTCATGTGAATTTCCTTTTGTTAATTTTATTTAGATTTTTGAGATAAGTCAACAAATATTTTATTCAAAGGTGAATAAATTATTGAAGGTGTTGGTCTGAGTGGTCGAATCTAAATCCCACTCTAGAACTCCTATAAGGTTTTCCAATTTATTATTAATAATAGTCATTTCCATCTCTGCATGGTCAAATGGCAATTCTTGGAACCACTTAGGCAACCTCAGTTCGTCTACAGGGTAAGCAATTGATGTATAACCTAATGGATTAGATTTAACTTTACATACAATTACCTTCATCCCGTCTACAATTTGCATAGAATATTTGTCACCATTCATTCTACGCAATGTATTCCAGTTGATGCTGGCACGTACATGCCCTGGCATATTGGCCTTACCGGCTTTGGCTTCCTTGGCCTGATAGTCTGTGATGTTGTTGGCACGTTTTGGACTACCTTTTTCCCATCCTGGCCTAGCTTTGAATTCTGTTCTAAACTCCGTAATCATGTCAAGAATTTCTGCTTCCCGACTTCCATTAAGAACTTTAGTGAGAACTTCTTCTAAGAATTTCTGCATAAATTCTGGAGTATCACTGCGTTTCAAATCCAAGCCCATGGCTTTAATCTTGCCCGGCTTGCCTTCGATGTCGCTACGTTTACCTTCTTTGTCGTAGTATAACACGGCATAACGTTTCTTAGTAATAAACAAACCTTTGATAGCCACAATCTCACGTCCTGCTTTAATAACTTCTCCACGTGATTTAGGGCAGTGGAATGCATCTAACATAAACTGAGGGAATGTACCATTAACCTCGGCCGCCACAGTGTCATACAATTTAACCACTGTATCTTTGTCCCATGGGATCTGACCTTTGTTAATTTCATTTTTTAGGCTGTTATACGCACTGAAATATGCAGAGTCTGTGTCACCGTAAATAATGCTCTTGCCTAAATGATCATATTCGCCTGTTACGACTTCATTTATTTTTGAGGCCATATGGCGGGCAATTGCTCGGCCTGTAAGGGTGGTTGACTGCCCGATACGATTATCAAAGAAACGACACCCAGCGTTGAGAATAGCACCGTAAAGGCTATTAAGATTAATTTTTTTGACGAGCTGTCGTTTGTCCCAGTATTCTTCTTCAATTTTATTCTCCGCTTTAATTGCATCTTTTAATTTGGCCTGCATCTCTTTACGTTCAGCATACCAACGTTTTAACAGTCCAGGAATAACACCCTCTACATCGTGTGTAAAGATTGTTCCATTTGCACTCAACATCCACGGACGGTTACTTTCGTAAATCATCTCATAAATTTGAGCACCACTCATGATGTCAGTTTCACCGTTTTCCCAGTCGATGATAATTTCATGGGCTCGATCTTGTGACATTACCAGTTCGTATTCATTGCTACCAAATTTACCTTCCCATGCCGCCGCAAAACTAGATCCTTTGGCAATCTTTTCTTCGATCTCAGTTTTGGTGTAATCTTGACGTAATTGTCCAACGATAGTCTCCGGTCCCATGTTTAATGCTCTAATCACAGAAGGATAAAGACTGTTAATGTCCATTGACCCAATCCATTCGTGTAGTCCTTTTTTAGGATATGCAACATAAGCACCCGCGGCCTGATTGCTAATATCGTCGTCACGCTTAGGTCGACTGGGAACTATTAATCCTCGATGGTGGGCTTCATTAACGATAGCCTGTTCTGTAACTGCCACGGCGCCCATAGTGGTCTGTAACAATACAGTATTCTCATGGGCGATAGTGTTGGCTAGATCCAAGAACTTGAGCTTCTTGTCGAGCTTGTCAAGGAGCGCACAGTCTTGTCTGTTGTATTCGATAAACTTTCGGAAGTCATTGTTGTAGAGTTGGTCCAAAGTTCCTTCGTAGACTGTTTTACTTTCTCCAACTTCCATTTCCCCGATTGCATCCAATCTATAGGTGTGTCTTTCTTCATAAGTGTATTTCCTGTAAAGTTCAAGACTGTCAAGGTGTACCCTACCAATAAGATCGTAAGTAACAGCGGCCTTGCCGTATTTTTCATATTCTCTTTTCTTGGGCAGTTGATCCCACAAACAGAATCTGCGAGTATCTTCTTTGCTCAATACTTTAATAACACGATTAACAGTATATGGAATATCAAAGCCCTCTGAATTCCAACCACTTAGTACATCTGCATCTTGTATAAGATCAAGAAACGCATCTAGCATTTCGTGCTCAGTTTCAAACAGAATAGTATTGGGAAATTCTTTGACCTGATCAGTGGCCTGTTCCATGGTCAATGTTTTAGGCGGAACAGCCAAGCATAACAGTGTATCTAACCACTGCAAATGAATTGCAATAGCAGTAATTGGCATGAACGCATCATCCGGACTTGCATATCCACGTTCTGGATCGAAGTCCACCTCAATATCGAAAAAGGCTACATTAAGTTTTGGGGGTTCTTTGCCTAGATAATTTTCTTCTAAGCATCTAAACACAGGGTTGATGTCACTTTCATATAATTTGTGACTGCTGTGAATTTTTTGTTCTTTGGCAAACTCTTTCCAATTCTTAGCAGTGACTTTGCTAAGATTTTGTCCAAAGATTGATTTGTATTTTCCTTTTTGATCAGGATAGTAAAACAAATACTTGGCAGGATAGTCGTAATAGGTCCTGCCCTTTTTTGAATCTCGTTCAACCACACGAACGATATCTTTTTCGCGATCCCAGATCGCATCAACATAACTCATATTTTTCTCCTTGTCTTTTCTGGCAGACAAATACCTGCTTGGTCATTTATAGCTGACCCAACTGTTCTCAAAAATATTTAGCCAACATACGCACTAGGCCAACAGAATCTATGCATACAATCAGGGCATAGTTAGCCAGCATGCCAAATGATTGCCTAGTATAAGCGCACCAAGCATAGATAGTACAACCAACGATCCAAATAGGATAAAGTACAAGTAAAGGCGGATCAGGTACAGTGACCGCCATAACAATCGAGCATCCGATAGATATTGCCCAAGCCACAACTTCCAAGAAAAAGCGACGAGGCGAAGTTTTATAGTCATCTTTTATCCAATCGACGATGCCAACAAGTATGTTATTCATTAATCTTCACGACGATTTGCGTGACCGCTGATATCCACAATAGTTTCAAGATCGTCAAATTCGCGGAACACTTGATCCCATGTATCTTTTTGTGCAATTTTAATTGCCTTGCGAATTACGCTAGGTTTAACTTCTAGTTCTTCTGCTACTGCTTTGATTGTTTCGTTTAGACCTTCGGTGAGGTCTTGGATCTCTTGCATAACGGTACAACCTTCTGCAATGATCTGTTTGATTTTGGCCTGCTCAGGCGCACCAAATGCTTTACCCATGTTATATCTCCTAATGTACTAGTATACACTCTAGAAATATTTAGGTCAATCTAATTTGTCCAAAAAGGTATCAGCAAATTTTTTGCAGAGGTCTTGTATTTTTTGATTGCCAGTTTCTTCTAACGTGTATCTAGCATGATCATTGCTTTGGCTTGGATCTGTATATCCACAATACACCTTTCGTACGGTGCTGGCGTTTATTAAATCAGTACAACTTTCGCCGTATCTTCCCGCGGCCATTTCTGTGCCATTCTCGTTGCAAGGACTTAGCGTAGTCAAAATGATACTGCCTTCAGGTATGTCACCGTATCGCTCGATGTACCTATCTATTGCAACTCTTTCTGCGTGGCGTCTAGTTCCGTCCTCGGCCGCCTCGTTAAGACTGAGGACTTTGCGGTTTTTGGGGTCTAAGACACAGGCCGCAACCATCCCGTATTTTATCGGATCATCTTGTTTTCCTTTAATTACTTGATGGCAAAGTTCGAGAAGGATGCGATCCAACTTAGGACGATTATGTATTTCATAATCACTTTTCTCAAACTCTCTTAGTTTCATTTTTTCTTGCTGGGATTTTTAGCACCGTAGCTGGCGGCCACAGCCATTTGTGTTTTTTTTTCTGGTGTTTTATTTTTAAACTGATGATATTTGTTTGGATCAGCTTTTTGAAAATCTTGTATCCAATCATCGACTGGTGCATTAGGATCAAGTTTTTCTGCCAAGCTATTACTTAATGATTCAAAGTATGGATCTGCGCTTTCATTAGGCTCACAGGCTCGAACCTGTCCGCCATTCTTGCCCTTCTTAGTACCTACAGCGTGTTTGCCAGGCCAGCATCGAGTAAAGCCATTAGCATCCTTTTGACCCTTCTTGATCTCGTTGAGGTTGCCGTGTGTTTGGCACATGCCGCAATCTTCGCAAACCATTTCCATTGTCATCATGCTTTCATTGTGCTTCTTCTTGCCAGCACAATGTGCCTTTTGACTAAAACCTTTGGGATGACTACAATTGATTGAACTCTTATACTTTTTGCTCCACTCCTCCGCCACATCTTGCTCATCACCGTGGGTATCGTAGTCCAGACTTTGTAGTACAGCATTTAGATAGTCTGCGGCTTTGGTAATTTTACTCTGTTGCCATGCTTCTAACCCTTGCTGTTGCCCGTGCTGTTTTATTAAAGCCAATAATTCTTTTGCATGTTTAGCAATGCCATACAACTCGCTACCTGCCATGCCCAGCTCTTGTTGGACATCATCTTCTTCGGCAACACCACGTCCGTGATTTCCAGCAGAGTATGTATCATATCCGCCTTTGCCCCAATCTTCATTAAAGTTTGCTTCGTCGTCTGCCGCATACTGAGCATTTCTTAATGCATCTTCAAAAATTTCATCAAGTCCGTAAACAACTGATTCTAATTTTTGTTTGGCTTCGTATACATCGTCGATGGCATACTTAATGTCGTTAGCATCGACATTAAATTTTTCAGCCAATGCTTGTATCTTTACAACGATGTCAGTGACAGTGTCGTCATATTTGATCATCTTGGTAATCTGACGAGCCTGTTGTAGAGCAATTTCTAAATTGTCCACATTCTCTGCTAGGGGTTTCTTATGTTTTACATCGCCCTGTTTTTGGGCTTTCTTTTTATCTTTGTGCTGACCAGCGCCACCCATCTTGGCATTCTTAGCAACAAAGTTTCTTGGCTTAGTAGCAGGTACTTTCTTTTTGTCTGCTTCCTGTGCTAAGATATTGTCCGATGTTCGCCTCTGCATTCCGCCCAACGGAGTATCCGTTGATGCAACAGATGCGCTGGTAGTTGAAGATGCGTCTTCTAAGACATATCTAGTTTCATCTTTCTTGGAAATTTTCTTAAATTCATTAGTCATGTTTTTTCATCCAATTTGCTACAGGGCTAACTGTATATGTATCTTTAGGCTCCTCGCTTTTTCCGCGTTTGGCCAATTCTTTGCTGTCAGTTGGAATAGTAGCAATAGCCTGCATGACCATCATGTGTTCGATATCAGTATAGGGAAATGCTACGTTATATTTTTCCACAAAGCTGGCACTGTCCATGTCCACAGCCTTTTTACTTGTTCCATCGGCCATGGCAGTGGCCATCCAGATTCTGTTCAAATGATAGGTACGATCGTATCCGCCGATGTCTCGCATTCGCACGGAACCTTGATGTGCCTGATTTAAATGATCAGGCATTTTACCATCTGATTCTAGAATAAATTCTCGAGCTCTCATTAGTTACCCTTTAGGCTAGCACGTAGGAACCAACCATGTTTTTCGTGATTGTCCATACGCTCTGCTAGGAAATTACTAAACCCGTGCTTGCCAGCGGCTTCGGCCGCATCGTATGTTTTCTTTAGGATAATGATCATTTTTTCATTGTCCATTAATAGTTCTCTTAACATTTCTTGGGGAAGTAAGATTTGTGTCTCATCTTCAATCTTGGACAGCATGTTGAAACGACTTAAACTTGCAGGAGTATAAGTTTCTAGTTTACGAATGTTTTCTGCAAAATCATCGACTACACCATACACTTCGTTATAGATGATTTCAAACAATTGATGATGTTCTAAAAAATCTGATCCTTCTACGTTCCAATGGAAATTCTGCGCCTTTAGTGCAAAACTATAGGTGCTGGCAAAAGCAATTTTAGCAAACTGTTGTAATTGTTCCATTTGTAATCCCAATATGATATATTATTTATTCTTCCCAAACCAAAGTTGAAACCATTCTTCGGTCCCTGATTTAATGCCTTGTTCACGCTGTAGTTGACCTTTATTACTGCCTACTACAGGTTGCCTTAGTGTAGCTCTATAATCTGCTAGTCTTTCAGCCGCTCCTAGCCCGCCCATCATAGCCGCGGCTTTTAGTTCATGTATAGGATCTTCTGGGGCAAGATAACAATCGTCGTCGCTACTTGGCACGATATCATTTGCGGTTATTCTGTATTGCTTCATTTACTATGATCTTATTGATAAGTGCGCCCATGATATTTTCGACATGCTCGCTTAATGGGATGCAATTAACACTTTTACTTTCTTCCATACCGCCTACAAACTGCCCTACTTTAACATGTTTATCTTTAGGAGTAAAATGTGCGGCCGGTCCTGTCTTGAGTTTTTTTGGTGTTGCCTCCGCCACACCTTGCTTCTTCATATACTTCTTACGCAATTTTAAGTCTGCTGGCGTTGCTTTTCTGATTAAATTCAAATATTTGTTTACTGGAATTTCTTTTAT